TGTGCCATCGCACTTGTCAACGTTCCATGCCGACTGGGCCACAAATTCATCGGTCGAATTATTCCGGTAAAGTATCCCGAAGGTGGTCCCGGAGCGGCCAAACATGAGTCGATCTTCTGCGGTTCTCAGCCCCGCGTATTGATATGTGTTGGCGTCGATATTGGTTGATGGGAAATAGGCCGACAGAACAGAATGAATGTCGTGAGCAGGGCGGTAATTGATGAAACGCTTGCTACGCATGATGCACGAGCCAACCCCCGCGCCGGATGAGACCACTCCACGCGAGTTGCTATTAGAGTCTGCCCCCGTCCCGGTTGACGTAACCACGACATCCTCTGTTGAATTTCCGTAGATAAATTTAACGAGAATTTGGTCCCTGCGCTGCCCAACAATCGTCTGACCATACCCTGAATAATCGGGTTCATGGCCATGTCTGTCACGGTTGACGACTCGCAATCCACCCGTCCATTTCTCTGTGAGGGATTGCAAAAACGGCAGCAGCATCGGGATGTTCATGTGTAGCTCACCGTTGCCCGATTATCCCACGCTACCTGAAACTCCCCAGACTCTGCCCACAGCATTGTATTGTCAGCGAGAGTGATGCGCAGAATTCGCCAGCGCTGATCACTTGTCAGAGTACCGGGAATGGCTTCCCCCAGATATTTATACTGTAGAGTCGTATCCTCCAGCGATTTGTAGACGCTGTGATCAGCCATGGCGAGGGTATGCGTTGCTCAAGACTGTCATGGGATTAGGGGTGCGTTTTGGCTCTTTTGCCTCGTCATCGTCTTCCGGGATTAACTGCAATGCAGTCAACTGGAGACCAACCATCGGCGACTTTCCATCTGCTGCCATCTCTGATTTAGTCACGACCCCAACGGCCAGGACCTTGTACTTCTCCCCTGGTTCTGGCATCTCCTCCAGACCCAGAGCATCTATCTGCTCTTTTTCGAGATGGATACACAGCCCATTTGGGTACATGTCTGGCATTTCACCCATATCCATTTTTCCATGCTCCATCTCCATCTTCCCTTGAGATTTTCGCATGTCCACTAGATTCGGTTTGATTTCGGCCATGACATTAACCCAGAGCAGTACGAGGATGGCGGGCGCGATCAACGCCCTTGATTGTGCCTTTGTTTCGCGATGCGTAAAAAACTTGCTCACCGCGCTTTTTCCCATACTCAGCTGTCATGGCGGTCATGATCTTTTTGCCTTTCTTCGTCAGCGGCATTGTCTAGCTCCTGAGTAGCGGAGGCCAGCACAAATGCCATGCGTCGGGCTACCTCGGTGATTGATACATCTTCTGTTTTGATTGGCCCGCCGTCTTCGCCGGTCAGTTCGCGCTTGTCGGCCAGGCCCAAGTCTCTAGCGATGATGTTGGCGTTCAATAGGTCGGCCGCCGCGCCGCAAAATTTCTGTGTACGAATTACTTCCGCGATATTCTTTGTGACAGAAGAAAAACCTTCTTTAATGCAATACTCGCGCCAAGTCTCGGTAGTAATATCAAGGAATAGACACAATCCGCTTATAGTCATTGCTCGCAGCTTGGGGATTTCGTCTTGGAACGGCTCGCCTTGATACATGTAGGATTTTGTTTCCCACAGAGGATTGTCCTCGCACCAAGCGAAATACTCAGTAGCAGCATTCCATAGCTGCTCAGGTGACGCAAAAATAGGCTTACGCCCGTGCGAACTCCGCGCCTCCCAGAATCTATTGCCTTTCGGTGCTGACAATTCAACTACCTCTACTTTTTCACATATATAGAGTAATAGATGATTGATTCAAAATCTTGAAAATAATGCTTGACTTGTGACATGTCACGGCATATCATTACTCATCAGCGGAACAAACCGCTGGCCCGACCCGGGATAGGGGATAGAGGGAATCTAAAATGCAAGCAGCTGAATTTGCAAAGACACACCAGTGTGATCCTGACTGGATCGCGGCCATGGGTGTTCGCGATGTTCTGGCCTTCAACGTCGGTCAGCGCGGAACGTACTCAGGTTTTTCTGCGACAGTTCTGCGCCACTACCGAAACGGAATGTACGAAGTTCGCGTCCCCGGTGGCGTAGCGTGCATTTCCGGCTCCGATTTTGTTCCGGCCAATCAAAAACAAGCATAGAGGGATACTAAATGGCTAAATCCGACAACGAACGCAAAACCGCGCAGCGCCAGCGGGACCGCGCCCTTGGCATCGTCGAGCGCATGTTCGTTGCGCACGTCGATGATGTCCAAAAGGTCCGCGCCTTCGCCGAATCCCTCATGAGAGCCAGAGGGCTCTAACAAAAAATGCCGGTCTGGAATGACCGGCATCTCTCAAACACAACTTTCACCACTACTGGAACAGTAGCAAAAGAATTTGGTTTTTGCAACTACCTATAATTTCAAACCTTGCACGGTCTGGATATTCTGGTGTTAGGTATGCGCAGTTTCGGCCATTGCGTTTATACCGCCCACCCATGAATTGAACGCCTCCGCTCCTGGAACAACTGGAGATTTATTCACACATGGGTCATACAGCGGGCAGCCGCCGCATGGATCTATTTTTGGGGTATTGCCCTTTCCTTCCCAGCGAGGACGGCATATTGATAAAACTTTCTCACTCCGTTCTATCAGGGAATGCCTAACAACAGGGTCAACGCGACCCGCTTCAGCGGTGGTGGTGTTTGGTGTTGTGGCTTCGCTCATCTCATTTATCTCCGTGGCTCTGTTGTCGCGGTCGCATTACCCTGGCCGTTATATTGCTTCTTCCTCATACCAGAACTCCCAGTCCGGATGGACTTCCTTTTGTCTTTTTACCCAGCTTTCTGCGCCAATTTTCGGAACCAAATCACCGCGTCCAGATTGAAGAGGTGTTCGATAGTGCAATCTAACAAGGCCGCTCAACTCGGACTGGCCGCCAGCGGCGCTGTTCTGGTTCTGTTGTTCACTCATCTACTCTGTCTCCTGTTGTGCAGCTCCATCATCACTTTTTTGAGCGCCTCGACCGCTGCCACGCCCCTCTTTTTCTGCCTCTCCGCCAATTCGGCCCGGCGCTCTTCCAGCGGCATTGATAGCAAATGCCTTGCCTCACACTCAATCATCCACTCTGGGCAGCTGCTGCACACCGTAGAGCCGTCGCGCAGCGTGACCATAGGCGTCGCCTCATCCTCGCAGCGCTGGCAGCCTAGGCAGGCCATTACTCCTCCTACTCGTTGCTACCAGTTCCGTCAGAATCGGTAGATGATTGGTTTTTGTCCACGAACTCACGAGCGGCCTTGATCTTTGCCCGCACCCAGGCCGCGCCACCTAGGCGCTTGCACTTCTCCCACTCATCGTCCGTCATCCTTACCGGGCGAGACTTCATCAGTTCGCCAGTCTTAGATAGGGGCTTACGGCCTTGGCCTCGACATGCGCCGCCGCGCTTCATTCTCCGCGCCTCAGCATAGACATCGCAATCGAAAGTTGATGCCGGGCCGAAGAGTCGACCGAATATCCGGCCTCTGCAAGCAATGAATCGACGCTGTTCAGTACAGGCAAGGCATCTCGCGCATTGTCGGCCAACAGAATCAGCGCACGTGCTGTTTGCGAGTTGTACCCGCCGTCCCGCGTTTCGTCTGCCACCTCTATCGCGAGGTCAAAGTCCATCCTTTTTTCTCCCACCATCATTGCAGCACGAAAACCTGATGCCCTTCGCGCGCCAACTTGTTTGCCGTATGCTTTGTTGTCTTGGCGTAGGCTTCAAATTTACCGGTCACCTTGTCGAGTACGCCAAAAACGATGCGGTACGGAAAATACTGCTTGAGTCTGCGAAGCTCCTGCTCTTGTTTGTTGTTGAGCATTTCGTTCTCCCGTTGTGTTGTTTGATGATTATATCGTATATGCGTAATCAATAAATGTCAAGCGGCAGTAACGCTATACCCGCACTTACTGCACTTCAGGCATTCGACGAGTCTACCGGGCCCGCCCGGCGACATTGTGACGACCTCCCAGCCGGGGAAGTCCGGCGTACCGGTGCAGGTCTGCTCCATTGCCTGCCCTGGCTTCATCTCGCCGCCACAGCGCCGACAGCCATCGCAAGCGTCGCCCGTGTCGGCCCACCTCTTCACCCCGTCGCCGCCCACTACCCACCACCTCGTAACACCGCGCGCCAAATCCAGTTCAAAGCCGAAGCCGCGTAGAGTGCTCATCTCAATACCCCCCGTGAATCCATCATTTTGGCCTTCAAAAACCCAATATTTTCAAGCTCTGCCATGGCCCTGTTTCTCCCCCGTATGTCATCCACCGTTTTTAACCTCACAGGCCTTTTCTTTGCGCCCCTAATCTCATCCATTCGCCGCTCTCGCCAGCGCATGACATGCTCATCCATCATGCTGATTTTCTCGACTTGGCATTACGAATATCGCGGCTCTTGATGTAGGATATTGTCTCGGGGCTTGGGGGGAGAGGCGGTACACCAGAATGGGCGTTGGGCCACACGCTAAAATATTCGCGATACAGGTGCTTTGCTCTGCCTTCTTGCTGGCCCTTGCTTGCCACATACCCCAGCAGCTCACCGTAGAACCGGCGCTTATCTTCCGCTGGTGTGGCCCGGTTGCGCCTTTCTGCAGCGCTGGCTTTTGTCGTATCCACCTGCTCTAGCTTGGCTTCGTGGTACTCCAGAGCCTCGCCCTTAGCCTTTCGCTGATGGCCGCAGAATGGGCAAGCATGAGCAGCTTTGTAGACGCGGGCGCAGTTTGAGCATTGAACATCTATCGGTTCCTTCTTCTCCTGCTTTGACCTCTCAATTCGCTCCTGAACGGTGGTTTTTTCGTCCAGGCTCCAGTCATTGATAAATTCTACCGGCCCCATGCGAGGATCAAGGCTCATTCCACCGTGATCAATAACATTCGACCATTGCTGATCCTCGTAGGGGCGGAGAACTCGCCCAACCCCCTGCATCCAGCGACTGATTGATCGTGTGGCGGTAGCAAATGAAACGGTTTGCAGGCGGGGAATGTCGCTTCCGAGAGAAATGATACCAACGTTCGCGACCACCAATATTCTACCGCTGGCCAATCCGTCGAATATCATGAATCGCTCTTCGTCGGGGGTGTTGGCGTCCATGTAGGCGGACGGAATGCCCTTACTGCTGAACTTTTCCACAACATCCATGGCATTGGCTCTGGTGGCGGTGAACACCACCGTGCTGGTGCCGGGAGCAATTCTCAGCCAGTTATCGACCACGCACCCCATGATTTTTCCGTCATAAGCGGCCCCAAGCTGTTTGCTGTTGTAGTCGTCCCCCATCATTTTCACGCCCGATAGGTCTGGCCGTTCTGCGGAGTAGTAGCGAGGCTGAAGCAGTGCCCCTGCCTCAATCAACTCTGGCATCGTCACCGGGATTACAAGGCGGTCGCTGATATTGCCAAGCCCTCCACCGCCGGTTACGCAGGGCGTAGCGGTCAGTAGCATGACGATCTTTCGCGGGCCATACGCACCTTCTCGCAGCGCGTTGATGAGCTTGGCGCGCTCAGGGCTGGCATAGGTGTGGCCTTCATCAAATATCACCACGTCAGCGGCATAGAGCGACACCGTGCCGTTGGAGGTGGGATTGTCCAGCCGGGCCATGATGGTGTCGACCGACGCGATTTCGACCTTATGCCACGGCTCAAACGGGACCCCGGCCATGATCATCCCCGAGTCTATGCCCAGCTCTCGGAAGGATTTGCATGTCTGTTCCACGAGATTTCGGCGCGGCGCAATAAACAGCAGGCGCTTTCCATTGGAGACCGTGGAAGCGGCGATGGAAGCGGAAATACGGGTATTGTGAGTTACGGTAAAGTCACCGAGCAGGAATAGATTGTCACCATCTATCTCGAATCCATAATAATCGCCGTCACCAACCTCAGATACATCTATCCCATGGACTAAATCACTCTTTTTTTGCTTTCGTTCTCCTGTTTTTTTTACTCTGCATGGGATCTTGTTTGTGTTGCCACTGATGCTAACCCTGTAATAAGTCCCCTCGAAGCCTATAGACTTAATCTTTTTTCTGCATTCGGTTATGTAAGCAGAAAGACCAACGGACCTGCATAAGAAAGCGACGGCATCTGATATGTGCTTTCTCTTTTGGATAAAATCATATCCTGTTTTGCTGATGCTGCCATCCGTATCTATCAATCCAGCAAGTAATTCTAGCCTATCCTCATAGGATGCGGTCTTGTATGTATCCGGGACGTGCTTATTCCCAATGAGATTAAGCTCTCTTAATGCCGCCATACACTCATTATTACCTCTAGAGCTAAGCCTCCACGTCGGGCATCTTTTTTTATCAGATACGCTCGAATAGCACTTATTATCAGCTCCCCATTTGTTCCATGCGTCTACAACTGCGCCGGGATATTTTGTGAGTGATGACTCTCTTTCTGTTCCATCACCGAGCCATATACCAAGAACATATGGCGGAATCTTTAAATCACCAGCAGGTTTAAAATCTATACGCTCAGGACGCCACCCCTTCAGCAAATGCTTGGCCGTTTTACTGCCATTTAAATACGTCCTGATGTCCACATTTACAATATCACCCGAAGCGAAATGCCCGTCTCCAAGACTGCATCTTCCTGAGAAATTCGTGGACTTAAGCGAAAGAATATGCGACGCATTGACGATGTACGGATCGCCCTTGTTCGGTGTAATTTTATAAAGCATCTCACGCCCTGTGGTCGTCGATAGGACGTTCCTCGGCGAGCTGTCTGGCCCCATCAAGACATCGCCGACAATGATGTCTTGGACCGCTTTAATTGACCCATCAAACATAAGAACCGGCGTATCTTTACCAAGACATTTTCCCGCACCCGTCGGGGCCACCATGCACGGGGCACGAAAACCTTCACGGATGGCCTGCCGGAGCTGGTCGATAGCTCGCTGTTGGTAGTCGCGAAGAGGGATCATAATCACAGGCTCCTAATCATAAGTTTTTGTTTATGGTTCGCTAGAAAATCATAATCAATAGCCTATCGAATCTCCGGGGCAATACTTCCTCTTGAGCCTTTGGGTGATTGGTATCAATCAGGCTCTTTTCCTTCTCGCTATTGATGATTTTCGCAAAAATCACCGCTGTTTCCGTTTGTGCATTTGTTCGGAACGCTATTCCCGGTATATGGCAGGAGCGTCACCCTGGATCGTGAATCACCACTAACCCGATTTTAACCTCGCCGTGCTGGTTACGGTCTGGTTGCCCCGGCTCACAAGGGCTGCACAAACTGGATGTTCCCGTGGATTACTCGCCACCGTTGGTCTACCCGTCCGAGTGCGATGATTGCTTATGATGTATTGACGAACCATAAACGATTGTTTATGATGTGCTCGTCAGTGTAATCACTACCCGTGCAATCACTGCAAACCACGATAGGGCGGCTCCCCGATGATTCGTGGTTTTTTTTGCCTGTCCCACCGAGACTCCCCAATGAGATGGCTGGTAAATACTACACCCAAACTTTCGAGTTTGCCATTGAGCTAAAAAGGGATGTCGTCATCGAAGTCATCGAATCCACCACCCCCAGACTGCGGCACAGGCTCTCTGCGTGATGATCCGGCATCTGACTGGCCACTGGCATTACCAGCGCCCTTGCCGCCCAGCATCTGCATCTGATCGGCTACAATCTCGGTGGTGTACTTGTCCTGGCCCTGCTGATCCTGCCACTTGCGGGTCTGGAGCTTGCCTTCGATGTAGACTTGGGAACCCTTGCCACAATATTGCCCCAATATATCAGCCAGCTTTCCAAAGGCAACAATATTGACCCACTCGGTACGCTCGACCTTATTTCCGCCCTTGTCCTTATAGTCATCACCGCAGGCAATCGAGAAATTAGCCACGGCCTTTCCGTCTGGCAAATACCGAAGCTCAATATCTTTTCCAATTCTTCCGATTCCCATCCACTTATTTAGGTCTTTACTCATGTTTTTTCCTTGTTTTTAAGTCCATCAAATACGCCACCACGAACAGCATCACGTCACACAGAGCGATGATGCAGATTACCAAGATTTCGTTGAGCATTTCCCCTCCTGTTCAATCAAGCGCCCGCGCACTGAGTAGGCGCGGGTTGGCTTTTCTGATCCATTCCAATACTCGACTCGTTTCGACACGACGTATAATTATTTCGGGTTAGAAAACGCTAATTCTGCCTATTTCTACTAGTAGGAATTCTGTCTAATACATGTTAGAACTCAATCTGTTCGTTCATCATTCGAGCCGGAGTATGCTTTCCTTCAACGGTTTCTGCCAGAACGATCTTGCCGCCTTCGCAGCGGTAAATTTCCTTCGTAACCTTATCTGGGGCAGGCTGACCATTTCCGTAAACAAAGCCGCATGGATATTGGCGAACAACTTCCAGTTCACCGGCTTTGTTCAGCGACGCGCTCACAACCTTGTGTGGTTTAAAAATATGCATTTATTGCCTCCGTTTGGCTTGGTTCTAACATCACCTTAAACCGGACGCGGGTTAGCATCCAGTCTCTTTTCTGTTTCCGTGGCCGCGCCGGTTAAGGCGGCGTTGGGCGTCAGCATTTTCAGCCAGTCCCGGTAGTCGTCACAACTATCAAGCCCGTGCGGGGAATCAGAACCAATGTTTCTGCAATAAGCCATTTTCAACATCATTTGCAGACGCTCAATCTCGGCTGCTGCGCGCAGGCCAAGAAGCAAGCAACACTTGTCCTCGTCATCAAGCCCTGGATCATCCTGGCTCGGCCAGTGACTCCGTAATTCAGCACAAATATCCATCGTTCTCACTCCGTAGTTGCGCCCAACAAGTCATCAAACCGGACGCGGTTGTAGCAGCGCACTTATTTAGTTCGTGGCGCGCCGGTTAATTCTGCGTTAGGCGCTAGGGCACCATTGGTCTATTTCACACGTCGGGCAATCTCGACTATGTGAGCCTCGCTGACCGCAATCAATGCACTCATCCTCAAAGAATACATCGACACCGCCGTTATCAAATATCCCAGCAAAGCACCCTGCGAGTAGATTTCGATTGTCTTCACGATGGTCGTCATCTGGCAACCCATCAATCGTTACACTCGTTGGGTGGATGCCAGCACTTATATCGCCAGGAATAAATATTGTCGCCTTCATATTCGATCTCCCGCGCCTAACCACGCCAGTCAGTTGACGGCGTGGAAGCGGCGTTTTGTTTATCGTTCGGTGGGCCGCAACTACTGGCTACCGTTAGGGATCAATCCCCATTTTTTCGCTTACCGATGAACATTTGGCTCCCGGGGCTCCTCCAAGGGCAGACGCAAGAGCCGTGCATTCATTTCCGAGAAGGAGTTTTGCCGAGAATCCATCTCTCCAAACTTGCGCCGCAATTGCAACGGATTCTCCTTTTTTGTTTGCCTCAATAACCGCATCAAACATCGGTTTGAGTTGTTCGGCTTGTTCTTTCGTAAGCTCTACGTGTATCAGTTTCATATCAGCACCATCCCTAACAATTAAATCCAGGCGAGTCGGTTGCAGACGCGCCTCTCTTTACGTTCGTGGCTCCCGCCTGATTAACATCGTTATTTGTCGTCCATCTCGAAATATTTAGCCAGCATCTCAAGGGTCGAGGCCCGTGGGCGCAACGTATCCCCGTTTTCGATCCGTCGGAGTGCTCCGTCAGAGATTTCGGTATCGAGCGCGATGGCCGGGATTGATCGGGTATTGTGGGCTTTCTTGAGCGCAGACCTAACTTTGGCGTGAAGGCGCTTGTATTTTTTTTCGGTCATTTTGCTTCATTCTCCAGAATTTCGGCGGCAGTCTCGCAGTCATCGGCTATGCAGTAGCCGTCGCAATCCGAATCGTCATAATGCACCATCTCGTCCGGACAGAAATCTCTAATATATTCCGCAGCTATACGCAGCATTTTCTGCGCCCGCTCAATTTTATCTTTCATTAGTGCCTCGATATTTTGATGTGTTCCTGCTTAGGATAAGCTCGATAAAATACAAAATCAATACAAGATTACGAAAAGATTTTATTGACATTGCGAATTTTAAGGCCATAATAACCAACGTAACGAGCGCCGAGACGAATACCCCGATGAACGTGCATCGGAGAGTTCCCGCGATACGCGAAGGATTCACGAACCCCGTATTTATAGGGATGTTTCGGCGCTTGTTACCCCCCACAAATCTAAGGAGAGAACCATGTTAATACTAGGACGAAGAGTCGGAGAAACGATAGTAATAACCCTGAACATTGGTGATGAGAATGAGGTGAATATAAGGTGTGCGGTTCTCGGCGTAAAAGGGAATCAGGTTCGCCTTGGGATTGACGCACCGAGCAGCGTGGCCGTGCATCGTGAAGAGGTGTATCTGCGCATCAAGGAGGAGCAGAAATGACCGACAACATCACTCCTATTCATTTTTGCCCCACCTGCTACAAGATGGTGTCTCGTATCACGTCAACGACCACGGGGGGCTTCATGTGTAATAGCTGCGGAAGCGACACCGAGACCATCAGTAAATTCCACGCAATGCGGGGAAAAGACGCACGCAGAGCGCTAGCATGGAGAGGGTTTTCCGAGTCTGGCGTAGCCGAGCCAATTACTGAATCATTGTACTTTTCTGACGTAATCGAGTTATTGCGGGATGAACTAGAATCCGGATCAGATAACAGCAAAACCGTAATGCGAATGTTGCGCGCTGGCATGAGGGATTACCTCGATCAATGCCGTGACCTCGACGAAGATGCCGCTACAGAAAATGAGGAAGCCCGCCTAGACCGCTGCCAGCGTAGCCGAGACCTGCGCGCCGAGATTGCGCGAACCACCGAAAGCCTTTATGGGGTGAAATCATGAGAATTGAAATAAAGACCAGATTCACAGGGATCGTATTGTTTTCGCACGAAACAGAGAACAATACACTCAAAATAACACTGGAGGCCGCAATAAAAGCCCGTGCCAACCTGGACGGTGCCTACCTGGACGGTGCCAACCTGGACGGTGCCTACCTGTCCCGTGCCTACCTGGCCGGTGCCAACCTGTCCGGTGCCTACCTGTCCCGTGCCAACCTGGCCGGTGCCTACCTGTCCCGTGCCAACCTGGACGGTGCCTACCTGGACGGTGCCAACCTGGACGGTGCCTACCTGGACGGTGCCAACCTGGACGGTGCCAACCTGGCCGGTGCCTACCTGTCCCGTGCCTACCTGGCCGGTGCCAACCTGTCCGGTGCCTACCTGGACGGTGCCAACCTGTCCGGTGCCTACCTGGCCGGTGCCAACCTGTCCCGTGCCTACCTGGCCGGTGCCAACCTGTCCGGTGCCTACCTGGACGGTGCCAACCTGTCCGGTGCCTACCTGGACGGTGCCAACCTGGACGGTGAAGAAAAACTGATCGGAGACAGGCCAATAATTCAGATCGGTCCCATCGGATCTCGGAGCGCTTATTTCGTAGCGTACCTAACTGACCGAGGAGTTAGATTTAGAGCTGGTTGTTTCTTTGGAGATAGGGCGAGATTTGAGGAAAAGCTATCAGATACTCACAACGGTATTCATCTGCGCGAATATCAAGCAGCCCTTGCGATGGTCGATGTTCACGCGGAGCTGTGGACTCCAAAGGAGAATAGCAATGAGCAAGCATAACGACGAAGAACTCCTCCTGGGCTGCGAGTCCTACCGCGCCGCAGAACGCCTGTATCAGTGGCAGGAGAAGAAGGACTACGCGAAGAAGGGGGAGGTGCCTGAGCCGGACTATGAGACGGCCAAGCGGATAGGAGAGAACATTCTGTGGATGGCTGTTTTCTTCCTGCTGACCTTCTTCGGCCTGCTGCTGTTGAGCAGTGATTTTGTGGTAACTGGACAATAGAAACCCATGAAAATTACATTGATATTATTAATTTTCTGGACTGTACTGTGCTTGTGTTCGCTTGTATTGGCCGTAAGAAACTCATGGGTATTTAAGCGCCAAACCGAGCTAAATCGCCATGAAAACGGAGTGCATGTTATTCGAGGTTACGCCGACTACAACACGATGATACGCAAGTTTTGGATATGGGATGTAGAGAAATTTAAACTGCCCAACAATAAAACAGAAAAGGAATAAACCAGATGTCAGCACGGATTTACACAGTAACAGACACGGCCACCGAGGAGACGTTTTTGATCAAGGCCAACAGCCAGGCTCAGGCAGTGCGACACGTCGCATCGGCCCGCTATGACTGCGACGTTCCCAGCGCCTTGGAAGTGGCAGAGAAGATGGCTGCTGGGGCGGTGGTCGAGGATGCCACGGCCTCTAAAGTGGCAGAATAGGTTTCCCCTCCCCGGTCGCAACCCTACCCAATTTGGCCGGGGATTTTTTAATCAGAGGCGTTCTTATGAGTGGAAATATTCCATGTTATGTATATTTCATTTCGACGATTGGCGGAACGAAGCGAATGAAAATAGGAATGTCTTCCGATCCTGAAAAACGATTAAAACAACTACAAACCGCAAATAGTCAAAAGCTACAAATTAGGGCAAAAATAAAATGTAAAAGCAGGAAACACGCGATGGAGGTGGAGGCAGCAGCGCATGAATATTTTGCAAAACACCATAAGAGGGGCGAGTGGTTTAAATGTGCCGATATTATAATCCATAAAGCGTGGGAATTTGAAGAAGCGATGTCAAACATAACGCAACCCTAACCCCAGCTAATGGCAGGATATGGGCGACAGAGAATCAGGAGAAACGAACCATGGAAAAGATTAACCTTTCAGAAGGCAGTGAAGAATTTGCGGCGATCAAAAACGAATGGCGGGAAAGAGTCAGGAACTGCACCATTGAAACGCTCCCCGCTTTCCTGCTGGAGCTTGCCGAAAATTACCGCCACGATTACGGAACAATTTGCCACGCCACAGCTATTGCCGCTGTAGCGGCTGCTAGTGCAATAGACCACTCTCCACAGGGTGGAATTACTGGCTTCCAGGCGGGGGCTATCATGTGGGAGTTTATCCGAGAGTGGAACTTCCACAGCAACAAAACCGGCTTGCGCCTGGTCGATTACGACAACTTCCTTTACCCGCAGTATGCGGATGACTTCGACAAAACAATATCCAAAGACACCTGGATCGCCATCCAGGCCGAGGCCATCTCAAAAATCGAAAAGGCCGACGCTGAATATGTCGATTACTTGCAAAAATGCGAGCGGTACAAAACAGATATTGCAGCATTCATAGCAAAATTCCCCGACTACCATGAACGGCGTGAACACTATGATCCACTTGGTATTGGGACGGGGGAGCAATGGGAGGCCGAGGAAAATAAGAAAGCAAGTGGGTTTGAATTCGCCCCGCAAGAGCCTTACCGCCCTGTAGGTGGCGACAGCCCCGTTTACTTGCACTGGAAGTCTATCGTAAACGGCGTTGTTCCGTTTGGTTACTTCGTAGATGCCTAACTAATGCTGAGATTAAACCTAAAGCGCAAGTGGTGGGAGCAGATCAGTAATTAACCAAGCTCAACGCCCATCGTTGAGTACCGGGCGCAGTCGGTGGCAACCCGGATAATTGGAGCCACCTACCGAACGGGGTGGGAAAACGGTGCGATACCACAGGCGATATGGGCCTAGCCTGGACCGACAATGCCCCATCGTCTTCGAGGCGTTAAGTCGATATAGCCCAGGTGGGGCTGAAGCGGATAAATACAGGGCCAAAAATATGCCGATCATAGCGGTCGGTACACTCGGGCTAGTGGGAAGCTGGCCACCTAATTTAGCGAGGGGATCATGATCGAAATAGTTGGAGCAAGAATCGGTAACACGATCACTAATGATCGGGCGATGATACTCGAAGCGGTTGAGCGTAACCGCATCACCGAGTTTCTCGATAGAGACAGAATGAAATTCATGGCCGCTATGGACGTGGGGAGAAACTGGGAACTCATGGCCAGCGGGCCAACATTGTTTTGCGTTGATGAGAATGGGAAAGCAATTTCCGCTTGACACTTTCCAAGCGCTTCGCTACGCTTCATATCACCACAACAGGAGATAGACATGAGCACAGCAGCAGCAAAGGTGTTAGGCCGCAAGGGCGGGAAGGTATCGAGTCCAGCGAAGACGGCGGCTTGTAAGAAGAACGCACAGAAGCCACGGAGTAAGCGGGTTAGTGAAAAGGGGACGTGGACGGCTCGTCAGTCGCTTACTGGTGAGATTCTTGTCGAGAGCGACGACAAAAAGCACAGCGCTGTATTTTTCCTTTACGGGACGTTCAGCGACAACAGCCAAAAACTCCGCTATGCCAAGATGATCGCCAAGCGGCTTAATGCCAAGGAGAAGGTATGAGTGAATTAGGTACATCAAAAATATGGGATCTCGTAAAGGAAACGCACCCAAGCGCAACGAAGCGGGCAAACCTTGACGGGCAGGAAATCACAAGCATCAACGGTATTTATGTAGCTCAACGAGCCACTGAAATATTCGGCCCGTGTGGAATTGGATGGGGGTATGACATTGTAGAAGAGCGGCTTGATTATGCTGGCCCAATTTATGCCGAGAGGACGGATAAAGACGGCATCAAAACGATGGAGCATATTACAGACGCCAAGAATCACACCGTTAAGATTAACTTCTGGTACATCCTGGACGGCGTAAGGGGGGAATTTTCTCATTATGGCCACACAAAGTATCTCTACCGGTCAACTAAGCATGGGTTCGTCGTTGATCCAGAAGCCCCTAAAAAATCACTAACAGATGCCATTAAAAAGTGCCTGTCCCTGCTTGGGTTTTGCGCAGACATTTATCTTGGTCTATTTGATGATCGTGATTATTTTGAAGAGCAATCAAGGAAAGAGCGGATAGAAGACGCGGACGACAAGATCGCCGAGGAGGAGCGGCAAAAGCAGGAGCACCTTAGCTGGCTTGGCGATACATTGCGGTTGATGAACGAGTCTAAAACGGTGCCAATGCTTAAAGGTCTCTACACTGCGGCAGTAAGAAAGCTCGATGTTCGTGGAGACAAGATCGGACTTCGCCGCGTTGAAGAGCTTAAAGACAAAAAATTAAAGGAGCTTTCCAGTGAACCTACATGAAATAAGCGATAACTACCTGGCCGTCCAGGACATTGAAGATGTCGATATTAATGACACCCTCGATGCAATAGAAGGCGAGTTTGAGTCAAAGGCTGAGAATATCGTAAAGGTTATCGTCAATATCGAATCCGACATGGAGAGAATAGAAAGCGAGATTAAGCGGCTGAAATCGCGCTCAGAACTGTTCTCAAGGAAGATCGACGGCATCAAGGACTATCTCCGCGCCAACATGGAGAGAACCGGCATAAAGAACATTAAGGGGCCGCTCTTTACCATAACCTGCGCGGCTGGCCGGGATGTTGTTGTGATTGATAATGTTGATAGCCTTCCTGATGATCTCGTTTCGGTAAAGACCAGTATCGCACCGGACAAAGTGGCCATACTGGAAGCCCTGAAAGCTGGCCCGGTTGACGGCGCGCATATCGAAAAATCGAAGAGTTCGATAAGGATTAAGTAACGATAAGGATATTAAAAATGCAAGGACAATGCAGATGCGGTTCTGTGGATACTCTGTTCCGAGTTAGAGGTGTTGGTCTGTGCGGCGCGTGCTACGAAAAGGAAAAACTTCAGGCCGATGACGAGCGAGGAATAGCCTTGAGAAAGGCAGAACAGATCAGACTGAAGCGCAGGCTGAACGCCGGGTTCACGGCTTACGAGGGCGTGATGGATATTCTTCGCGGGATTAGGGGGGATTTGGCATGAATCAAAAATCGCTAAGAGATGTGTCTGCGGCGCTTGATGATGCTATGCAAGCGATTAATGAAATAGAGGCAAGAAGTCTTTATGACAATCCCCCTAAGCTCAGTTTCGAGCAGAAAATAATCGACGCCGTAAGACAGATGGATGACGGTAGCCCGATGAAAGACTTTCTGAGCCGTGATGACATGGAGACGGCCATTAGAATGCTGGCTGATGTTTTTACGGCCACAGGCGTAAAGATGCCCGTGGATTGGGCGTAACCACGGAGAAAGGAAAGTTAATGCGAGTTGAAAACGATGTGCTGGCGGTATTGAGCCGTGCCGAAACGAACGGGTTTGAATTGAAGTTGACCGGACAGCTTGACCGCAAACTGTACGAACGCACAAACAAGGTGCTGGAAGCCGCGGGCGGAAAGTGGAACCGGAAAGCCAAGGCCCACATATTCGACGACGAGGCCGCGAACCGGGTGGATCAGATCATTCTTTCGGGTGAAGTTGAAGTGCCCAAGGACGAGTTTAACTTCTTCCCATCGCCGCCAGCCGTGGTTGAGCGGTTGATGGAGCTTGCTGACGTACGGCAGGGAATGCGCGTGCTGGAGCCGAGCGCTGGGAAAGGCGCGATTGCCTACGCCTGCGCGGATGCTGGCGCAACCGTGGACTGCTACGAACTGATGGAGGCAAATTTTGTAGCTTTGGCCGGTGATATGCGCCTTGGTTTTGTGCGCCACATGGATTTCTTGGCACAGGCACCCGAGGCGAACTACGAGCGCGTGGTAATGAACCCTCCGTTCGCAAAGCAGGCCGACATCAAGCATGTGCTTCACGCCCTGCGGTTTCTGAAGCCCGGCGGGCTGCTGGTGTCGGTGATGGCGGGAAGCGTGGTGTTCCGCGACAACAAGCTGACGCAGGATTTTCGCGATCTGATCCGCGAGCGCGGCGGTGACATTGAAGCGCTGCCCGAGGGTGCGTTCAAGGCGTCGGGAACGATGGTCAGGTCCGTGATCGTCACGATACCCGATGAAGGGTAGCGCCCGGCTATGAGACCACCATTCGCAGAGCGCAAAATACTACTGATCGGAGAACAGCAGGTAAAGCTGGCCTGCAACCTGATCCAAAACGTCCCGATTGACCGCGACAACCCGTTGGAGGTGGTGCAGTGAAATCTTGCAAAAAGTGAGGAGAAATAAAGCCAAAAACAGAATTCCATCGTAAAACATCGACTGGCGATGGATTGCAGCCTAACTGTAAGGAGTGTCGCAGCAAATATGGTGCCGCCCATTATGTGGATAACCGTGATGAGATAAAAGCCAAATCGGCCATATGGCGCGCGAATAATAAAGCAAGAGCAAAGGAGGTTTCGGCAGCTTCTCGAGCTAAAAACGCAGAGAAGATTAAATCCAGAAGCTCGGCCTATTACAAAAAAAATAGAGATAGGATTAGAGCCGGAAATATAGCTTACATTGTGACGCCAGCAGGAAGAGATGCGTGCAAACGCCGCGACCAAAACAGACGCGCCCGTGAGCGTGAAGCTGGTGGAAATCTGTCAAAAGGCTTGGCTGAGCGCCTGTTCATGCTTCAGCGCGGTACGTGCGCGTGCGGATGTAATCAACCACTTGGTGACAACTACCACCTAGACCACGTCATGCCGCTAGCGCTTGGTGGCTCAAATACTGATAACAATATTCAACTATTGCGCGAGGTGTGCAACCTGCAAAAACATGCAAAGCATCCGGTGGATTTTATGCGGCAACGGGGGTTTCTGATATGAGCGCACAAAAATTTGGTACTCGTAAGTTTATCGTCCTTGGCGAAACTCAGCGTAAGTTGGCTATTGCGGTAATAAAAAATTGCCCGGTTGGTGTTGAAGTCGTAATTCGAGATCAAGTGACGATTCGCAATCTTTCGCAAAATGGTTTGATGTGGGTTGGGCCACTGAAGGATATAGCCGAACAGGCGTGGGTAGGTGGCAGGCAGTTCAGCGACGTGGTATGGCATGAGTTCTTCAAGAAGGAATATCTTCCTGATGAATTTGATCCGGAGCTGTGCAAGGAGGATTATAGGAAGTGGGATTACACGCCGATAGGCGATAAGGTTTTGATCGGCAGCACGACCCAGCTAACCGTTAAGGGGTTCGCTCAATATCTGGAGCAGGTTTATGCGGCTGGTGCCGATCTCGGGGTTATGTTTCGCGAATCTAAGGAGAGAAGATGAGCAACGCAATGGAAGTAGGAACCGCGCTGAAGTTCGCGGATGAGTGGACGGAAGGCCATACTTTCTATGAAGGAATGGCTGGATGGCGAGTGGTCTGCGCCACGCTGGCTGCGGAGGTTAGGCGACTCCGTGAACTAGAGAAAGGCCACAAGCGCTACGAACACATTAGAATTATGAATCCTCTTCAGTTTCATGACTTATGGGACGCTCACCTCAACAGCGACAAACTGTTCGACGAGATGGTTGATGAGTTGATCGAAAAAGGTGAGTTCGAGATAACTAGATATGCTCCATAAGCGCGTACCGTACCGAAACGCGAGGATTACGAAGGCGGCCAAGGGTGAGCCATGCACTCTTAATACGCCATGGTGTAACAACAATCCAGAGACAACGGTATTTTGCCACCTCAATGAGTCGTTCGCCGGGAAGGGGGCGGGGCAGAAGGCCGATGACCTTTTTGGCTTCTTTGGTTGCTCGACCTGCCACGATGTCTATGATGGTAGGATTGATAAAGGAATGAAATTCGATGCCGACGAATCATGGTGCGTTCTGCGCGCCGTGTGCTTAACCCAGCGGCGATTGCTTGATATGGGGATTATAAAATGAGGATATTGGCGATAGACCCAGGGCCAGAGAAGAGCGCCTATGTCGTGATTGAGAACGGGGCCGTTATTGAGTTTGCAAAGCTTAAAAATCATGAACTGATGGCGGTCGTGGAGTTAAGCCAGAAGATCGGCTATAGAGTTGTGATAGAAATGATTGCTAGCTATGGGATGAGTGTCGGAGCCGAGGTGTTTGAGACGTGCGTATGGATAGGGCGCTTCATCGAAGTCACGAAAGGAGATGCCGACAGGATCTTCAGGAAAGATGTGAAGATGCATCTTTGCGGAAACACCCGCGCCAATGATTCCAATATCCGCCAAGCACTGATTGATCGCTACGGACCAGGCAAGGAGGCGGCTATAGGCAAGAAGTCGTCCCCAGGCCCACTATACGGCGTCAGCGGCGATGTTTGGGCGGCGCTGGCTGTGGCGGTGACGTATGAGGATGGTTGCAAATAAGGATTGGCGGTCGTACAATATTTTGAACGTCTAGCGCGAGATTCCCAATGTTAGGAAATGTTCTGATAACTGGCGGCTCTGGGTTCTTCGGAAGAGCCATGACCAAGCACCTGCTTGAGAACGACCTGGCAGACAAGGTGTGCATATTCAGCCGCGACGAATATAAGCAATCGGTAATGAGAAGAGAATTCCGAGACGATCAGCGGCTTAGATTCTTCATCGGCGACGTTCGCAACCCAGAGCGAGTAAAGCGGGCGATGCGCGGGATTGATACAGTGATCCATGCCGCCGCCCTAAAGCGCATAGAAACCGCCCATTACAACCCCGAAGAGCTGGTTGAAACCAATATCAACGGAACCATCAACGTGGTCCATGCCGCCGAATCCATAGGGGCGATCTGTGTTTTCCTCTCCACAGATAAGGCTTGCGAGCCGAAAAGCGATTACGGATACAGCAAGGCCCTGGCTGAGACAATAGCGCTTGGAGCCGGAGCGGTAGTTACTAGATACGGAAACGTGGCCGGTTCGACAGGTAGCGTTATACCTCTGTGGCGGTCGATGCGGGCAATAGTCCCCGTAACCGATCCTGAATGTACCCGCTTCTTCATGACAGAACAGCAGGCCGTTGACCTTGTGATCAAGGCCGCCACTGACAAAAATACAACCGATGTCATAACCCCCGTATTGCCCGCTTACAGACTGGCCGACCTTGCTGAAGCCATGGGCAAGTTCATGGAGGTGAAAGGTCTACCCTACTGGGAAAAGAAACACGAGAGTATGCGCCCCGGCGAGACAAGCGAACAGGCAAGGCGCATGAGCGTTGAAGAGCTGAGAGAGGCGCTGAAGTATGTTTAACCCCCACCAAGTAACACGAGACTTTGAGGAGGCTATTTGCTCTTACACTGGAGCGCCTTATGCAGTGGCGGTAAACAGCTGTACCATGGCGTTGCTGTTAGCGATTAAGTGGCATGTAAAAGACCTTCATTACACTCCATGCGTAAAAATACCAAAACATACCTATGTATCAGTTCCGCAATCTATTTTCCATGCGGGAGGAAAAGTTAAATTTATTGATCATGAATGGGAAGCCGCTTATAGACTCAATCCGTTTCCAGTGTGGGATTCTGCGAGATGGTTCACGTCAAATATGTACAATGCATTGACATGGGGTGGCGGTATTGGAATGGTCTGCGTCTCATTCCACGCAAGCAAAACACTTGGCATCGAGCAAGGCGGCGCAATACTCCACAACGACCCAGAGGCTGACAAGTGGTTTCGTAAAGCGCGATTCGATGGTAGAACTGAAGGCGTCGAACCAAAAGACGACACCTTCGACATGATTGGCTACCACTGTTATCTAAACCCATCAATAGCGGCGCAGGGGCTTTTGAAGTTGGCATCCTTGCCGAGGCATAACGCACCGCTACCGAATAGCGACTATCCGGACCTTTCAAAAATGGAAATCTTCAAATGAATGTAGAAATGATCATCGACAAACGCGAGGGGATGGTGATTCAGCGGTTCAAGCACCCCGTCGAAGAGGTGGTTTATGAGCCACAGAACGCCATCGACGTGGCCCGCGCTATTACTGACGCCGCCTTTGAGGCCCGAGACGGCATGAAGCCCGTTGGCGACACCCTGAAAGCCGAGCTAGTGGAACGCCACAGATTCACGCTGACCAATCGACTGGCATTGATGCTTGGGACTCTGCGCCGCGACAACAAGAAGACAGACGGACAGGTGGCGCAGGCGATGGTAGAAGCTTGCTTAAAAGAGATTTTCTGATGACCTGCATAGCCATTATTCCAGCGCGTGGGGGCAGCCGTAGAATTCCCAAGAAGAACATCCGCATGTTTCACGGCAAGCCGATCATCGCTTATTCGATTGAGGCGGCTAGAAAGTCGGGGGTATTCGATAAGATTGTGGTCTCCACTGACTGCCCCGATATTGCAGAAGTCGCTATTCAATACGGGGCGGATGAGATTCACTATCGTGACGAATCCAGTTCAAGAGATGAAGTCGGAACTCAAGAAGTGGCGAGAGTCGTTCTGGCTGATTATCCGGACTTTGATTATGCGTGTGTGATTTATCCTTGTGCGCCGATGCTCTCGCCCGACACCCTTAAAAGGGCCAAGTTAGTATTTGATAATTTTGGATATACTGAATATGTCGTTCCGGTTGGAAATTGGCTACAAGACCCTGGGCAATTCTATTTTGGAAAAGCGCTTTCATTCTTCGAAGAACTACCGCTTCTTGGGCCGTACACCAGACTACTTCCAATAGACCCAAAAACAGACTGCGACATAAACACCATGGAAGATTGGGAACGAGCAGAACGCATGTACACCGAACTGAAGGAAAAATCATGAGCAAAGAGTGGTGGGCAGGGGACTTTGGAAACTCCTACACGAAGAGGAACCGGGTTGATTGGCAACTGCGCTCCTTATTTTGGAATCACGTTATTTGCACAACGGGGGTGCGCAGTGCGTATGAGATAGGATGTAATTGCGGCTGGAACCTATCTGCCATCAAACTAAGAACACCCTATGTTTGCGTTTCCGGCGAGGACGTAAACGAATCGGCCTTGGATCAAGCGTATGCCGCTGGCCTTGAAGTTTATCACGCCAACGCTGGCCATCACGCAACGGCAGAACTGGTGTTCACTGCCGGAGTGTTGATCCATATTCCGCCAGAAGAATTGAAAGAGATGATGCTGCGAATCATAGACATGAGCTGTGATTACGTTCTTGCCGTGGAGTACGCCGCCGACAAAGAGGAAGAAGTCGAGTATCGCGGCCACGCCGGGAAGCTGTGGCGTAGGCCGTTTGGGAAGCTGTACCAGGAGATGGGGCTGGAACTGATCGAAGAAGGCAAGGTCGGGGCCAACCAAGGCTTTGACGATTGCACCTATTGGTTGTTGAGGAAGCCAGCATGATTCGCTGCAAAACCTGCTGTATGCCTGCTACTCGCCCTGACACCCCCTTCGTTGATGGAGAGTGTCAGGCGTGCATAAACTACCGGAACCGGAAGAATATCGACTGGGATGGCAGAAAGAAAGAGCTTGAAGCGCTGCTTGATCGGCACGATCGGCGGGTAATTGTACCGAGTTCGGGCGGGAAGGATTCTCATTTTCAAGTGCTGAAATTACTAGAGTACGGCTGTGATGTAACTATCGTTACAGCTCGCACCTGCCACTTAACCCCTATCGGTCGGCAGAACATCGACAACCTGGCGCGGTATGCCAGAACCATCGAGATAGTTCCAAATATGACGGTCCGGGCCAAGCTCAACCGGCTGGGGCTGGAGATGGTAGGAGACATAAGCTGGCCTGAACACGCTTCAATATTCACCACTCCACTACGCGTGGCCGCCGATCTTGGCATCTCCTTGGTGATGTATGGCGAATGCCCGCAACAGGAATACGGCGGCCCCCAGGGCAGCGAAGAAGCCAAGCAAATGACCCGCCGATGGGTTACAGAGTTTGGCGGATTCCTTGGCTTGAGGCCATCCGATTTTGTCGGTATCGAAGGTATAACCGCTAGAGACATGGCCGACTACGAGCTACCGAAAGGGCTTGAGGATAAGGGCATAGAGGCGCATTTCCTTGGGCAATACCTGCCGTGGGATAGCCATCACAATGCTGAGGTGGCAAAGGCGCACGGGATGAGAACGCTTCCCTTACCTCCCGCGCCGTCTAATTGGTGGTTTGCCGAGAACTTAGATAATGCCCAATGTGGTTTGCACGACTACTTCGGCTATCTGAAATATGGGTATGGCCGTGGGTGCGCACAGATCAGCATTGATGTTCGTGCTGGCCGCATCTCAAGAGGTGCCGCGATGAACTGGGTTACTCACAATGACGGCAAATATCCAGCAGTTTACGCGGGAGTTAGGGACGAGTACATATTGAGCCGGATAGGGCTGGATCAGTGGCGTATTGATGAATTGATAGAGAAGTTCAAGTGTTAGCAATCCGCGTAATCCCCCAGCTCCTATGCCGTGGCCGCCAGCTGATCAAGGGCGAACGGTTTGACTCGTGGCGCTCTGTTGGTGTGGCCGCACAGGCTGTTAGGGTCCACCAGATGCGCGGCGTTGATGAGTTGATGCTACTGGATATATCCGCCACCCCTGAAGGCCGCAGCCCCAATCTGGAGCTGGTTAAGGAACTGTCTGAATCGTTCTTCATGCCGCTGGCGGTAGGTGGTGGAGTATGCAGTTTGGCCCATGTTCGTGAACTACTCCGCCATGGTGCCGATAAGGTCGTGATCGGAACCTATGCCATCGAACACCCAGTAAAGTTCGCAGAGCTGGCCGAGGCGTTCGGGAATTCCACCTTCGTCGTCTCGATAGATGTTCGTGACGGGCATGTGGTGACGAGGTGCGGGACCAACGAGTTGACCGGGTTAACCCCTGTCGAGTGCGCCAAGATTGTGGAAGAAGCCGGTGCCGGTGAGATAGTCATCAACAGCATCAACCGAGAAGGAACCATGCAGGGCTACGATCTCGACCTGATTAACTCTGTTAGCAATGCTGTCAGCGTCCCGGTGGTGGCCGCTGGTGGCTGCAAAGACTACGAGGATATGTACCACGCCATCCAAGCCGGTGCCAACGCCGTGGCGGCTGGTGCGCTGTTTCAGTTTACCGACTCCACTCCAAGAGGGGCGGTTAAATATCTGCATGAGAAGGGGGTCAATGTAAGGCTATGAGATTGGTAGACGCCTACTGTGTTGATGATCCGTGGATTTTATTCGAGCTGTTACAGCAGCGCACGCCTCAGCAGTCTATTTCCCACAAGGAAATGCCGACCTACAAGCAACATTGCGACTTCTTCTACTCAAAGCCGTACGCTCACTGGTATTTGATCAAGAAAGACGGGGAATACATAGGCGGAATTTATCTTACAGGAATTAGAGAAATAGGGATTTCTATAATTCAGAAACACCAGGGCAACGGATATGGAAAGGTCGCCGTTAAATTGCTGCTGGAGCTTCACCCTGGCCGCGCCCTGTGGAACGTCAATCCTGAAAACGAGAGATCAATAGCCATGGCAAAATCGCTTGGCGGAAAACTGATCCAATACACCTTCGAGATACCAGCATGAAAACACCTTTCATCATTGCTGAAATGTCGGCTAACCATCTTGGTGATTTTGAGCTGGCCAAGGCAATCATCGAGGAAGCCGCTAAAGCCGGTGCCGACGCCATCAAGCTCCAGACCTTTACCCCGGAGCAGATGGTTGGCCCGCTCGATTATGTCGTGAAGACCGGACCATGGGCGGGCCATAAGCTGATTGACCTGTACCGGCAAGCACACACCTCACGCGAATGGCATAAGCCACTGTTCGACTGCGCCGCCAAGCTTGGAATCGAAGCATTCTCGACGCCGTTTCACCCTGATGACGTGGCCTTTTTGGAGACTCTAAACTGCCCGAGATATAAGATTTCCAGCTTTGAGATTACCGATCTGGAGCTGATCAGGGCTGCGGCAGAGACGGGGAAGCCACTGATCATATCGACTGGAATGGCAACTACTAATGAAATACTAATTGCTCAAGATTTAGTAGTTGAGATTAGTGGCGTGGTTCCGACATTCTTGAAATGTACCAGCGCATATCCAGCCGATGCTTCATCCGCGAATCTATCCGCCATGGGTGATGACTGGTTATTCGCCGGGGTATCAGATCACACCATAGGAATCGGTGTGGCTGTCGCGGCTACCGCACTTGGGGCGAAGGTGATCGAAAAGCACCTTTGCCTCAATAGATCATACGGTGGACTTGATGCCGGGTTTTCTATGGAGCCGCACGAGTTCAAACAGATGGTAATTGAATGTCGCCGAGCCGCTGCCGCCGTAAGCGGAAAAGGCGATAAAGCGGAAGAAATGACCGAGATGCGTCGCTCACTTTGGTTTGCAGAAGATTTGCCAGCCGGTACACAGATCGAGCGCCGCCACCTGAAAGTTGCACGACCAGCAGGCGGAAGGAACCCAGGCGATCTATCTTTGGTTGTCGGGCTGACCTTGAAACATGACGTAAAAGCCGGAGACCCCGTCTAATGAGCGTTGACTGGTTCAGAGTCATCAGCGATCTACAACGTTCTGGCCTGACCTACAAGCAGCAGGCCAAAGAGGTTGGCATAAATTCTGCCGGAACAATTTACTATTGGAAGTGCGGCAACCAACCGCCACATGACAAGGGGGAGAAACTGCTTGACGTTTACAGATCAGTGGTAGGATCTACCTCGTAATCAAACGCCTCTCTTCTCCTTCCCTCGATGCCAAGCCGCGATGCCAACAGCAGCGCCAGGAACGCCCAGTATAAGGGCTATAGCAGACGCTAATGACGGTATAACATTAATCACCTCCGCTACTGTCATCCCCTCGCCTCTAGGGGTGTTCAGGGCCGCATAGAACAGATAGCAACAGAATAGTGTAGCCAAGAACGAACCAGCGGCCACGGCGAACCCGTTTGCAGGACGCCACGCCTTTTGATACCACGCCTCGTTTGCTGAATTCGCAAGTTCCGCCCGCATTGTCTCATTCACAGTTCCAATGTCGGCGCTGTCTGCCTGTCTCATTGCCACTTCGTTGGCGTAGGCCATCTCCATCAGTCGGGACTGGTGCGCCAGCTCAAACTCTCTGGCCTTCTGCGCGGCTTCGGGATTGCCGGTGAGCGCCGCCACTACATCGACTGGCTCTGCTGATTTGGAGCCGATAGCGGACGCCAGGGCTGCCCCTATCGCCGAACCGCCTGGTATGGGCAGGGCCGCGCCGAGAAGAGGAAGACCGATCTTTGCGAGTTGCTGGCCGAATTCTTTCAGGTCCATGGTCTACTCCACCAGCTCAATGTGAGGCATGTCCCAGCCGTAAATGCTGCCGCCACCAGATGCAAATAACCCGCCCCATTTGATCTTGTATCCAAGCAAGGAGGCCGCCTGTAAGAACGCCGCAGCCACCATGGCCAAGTGCTCATGCTTCCATGAGGCCGCGCCATCTACATGGGCGTAAAAGTCTAATGCCTTACCATAGCCATCGGCAGCCTTTTGATGCTTGCTTTTTTTGATGTAACCATCGGCCTTGCTCTTCTTCTCGATAAAGAGCTGCATCTGTCTTTGGTCTTCTCTAACGCCAGAATCTGGCCCATGCCCAAAATCAACGAGTGTTATCGTGATGGCTAGGTCGCTTATTTCGATCAGGCGCGGATCGACGCCTTCACGGTTCTTTTTTGATGTGGCACTTAATGCGTATGTCACTGTTGTCTCCTCGCTTCTGATTCCGCCCTCAATGCGCCAACTAGCGCCGTGCTAGCATCTTTTGGCTGCATCTGGGAAAGATACAATTCAATTCTCTTGAGAGTATCCCATGTCACCATCTGTGATCTCACTATAGCCAGCTCTTTTTCGAGCGCCATCAATCTCGTATCATGTTGAGATAGTAGTTTATATGATTGCCATTGAAATTTGGCACTTATAGCCACCCCGCCAGCTATGACATAGAGAACAAAGTTCTGCGTCAAGCCCCCTACAAGTATAGCAAGATCATCGCCGGTCATTTCGTTTTATGGCCTTTAATGCGGACGCCAATGTATTGGGGTCGAATCTCCATGGGTCATCGAAACCAAGAATATAGGCGACGGCTTCTGAGCAAAACATTTTATCCCTATCCTCTCCTATTCTCCTTATAACAAATCCGGCAATACCAAGAACGTCATACAGCTTCCCCTTGATGTTAAATATTCTATCCCTAATGCTTTGTTCATAGGCCAGGCGCTTATCTATTCTGTCAGAAAACCAATCCGATTCTAATCCTAGTTCAATAAAGTCCCAGTTAGATGGGTCGAAATCAATCCGTTTCTTGCGCACGCCGCCATCCATAAAACTGCTCGATATAGAAATTCCATCGTCAAGCACCAGTTCTACATGAGAGTACGGACCCCTCGTCCACCATGAAACCAGTTTGTTAAATAGGCGTTTTCGGCCTTTGTAAAGTGCAATTTTCATACTTTACCTTATTCGTTTTTGATTCATTAAAATTGGTTATTGCGTATACCCGACAATTTCATAGGTCACGTTCCCCCCGACTGTTTATAAAAAAGAAAAGCCGCTCATGGAGGCCCGCGTTCATTCCGAAACATAATTTCGATTACGCTTTTTTCACCACAACCTCGGGCCGCCCATCCGGTAATATTCGCTTCACCTGACCAACGGCACGCAGGTACTGAGCGAACGTAATCACTGAGTCCGCTACAGCCACCCCCGTGATACCTCCTCGCCCATCATCGACCGGCACGATGAAATCGCCAACATTGGCCTGGCCGATGATATTGACAGGAACCTTTCCGCTATATGCGATTCGATCAACATGAGCGCGGGCGACCTCGACGGCCTGATTAAACACCTTCATATCGGCGTCATATTTTTCTTTCAATGCGCGATATTCGAACTCGACTGATTCTCGATATTTGACCATGGCGGTCTCATGATCATGGCGCAGTGCCTCGACCTCCGCATTAATGCGCTGTACTTCGAGATGATAGGCGCCTATTTCCGCCTCGTCCCCCTCCTCTGGAATCTGCGGCATTTGTGACAATACGGCATTGTAGTCAGACTCCTCCGGGGGGATTACCGTTACATCTTCTGATCTAGGATATTTCGGCATCGCAATACCAAGAGCCTCGGCACTCCCCCATGAATCCCCCCCGACGTATGAAGGGTCCGTCGATTTAATGCCGAATGTTTTCGCTTGACTCCAACGATCAACGATCAACCCATCTTCATCAAAACCGATGACGTCACCCTTGGCCACGATATCGCAGGTGCCATGTTTTCTCTCATACTCAGCATAGTCGGCACCGCTCGCGTTGATTGTACCGGCTGCATTGATAGACCGAGATGTTGAACTGTTTTTACCAAGCCACACGCAGGCAGAGGACGTATTGTATGCAAAGTTACTTACCGAAAGAAAATACACCCCATTACCAGACGACCTATAGTCGTACATATTGAGATAACCGCCACCCTCAACAGAAGGCGTTGCGCTGATTGTAACTACCCCGGTATTGTCAATCTTGAACCTCTCCGTCCAGGTGATTGCGCCTCCTGCCGCACCGGATGGCGCGGTGTAAAAAATCCAGTTCCCACTGCTGTATCCGCAATCAATTAAGGAGGCATAACTGTTTCCTATATATTTCCAGCCTGAATTTTGACGCGCATTTAATGCAAGCCCCATATTTGAATTGCTCGATTCGACCAGGGCTGAATAATCGCCAACATCGACAACCCCGTTCATAGTGGCCCATGATCTGGCCACCCCTCCTATAGCAACATCCCCCAAGTCGCTAATAGATTTGTTCGCGTCCAGCACCACCGCCTTCAATGCCTGAGCAATCCCCGGCGTCGTCACATCTGTGTAATTCAGTTCATTGGCTGTTGCAGTTAATCCAGTCAGAGCCGCAACCGATATTACATTAAAAGTTATTGATGTAGTTCCGGGAATTATCATTCCAGCTGTATCAACGTTAAATATACAATTCGCATATATGGAACCCTGATTTACAGGAATTAAAGTTCCCTTTGTCACATCTTTTTGGTCGTCAAAATCTGGAGTTCTTTCCCATGCAGAAGACTTTACATAGTAAATTCCGTTTTCACTTGCGGTCGTCTGTGTCCTGACAAGAACGCGATCATCTTCGACGCAAGCGACGCCATCGATGGTTTGCTCTCCTGATAGAGTTATATTTGCAGTTGTTGCGACTTTGCATGGAACCTTGATAGCCATTCCGGCATTTACGCCAAATCTACGGTCTGTGCTAACTGATGTCATTTTCTTATTCCTTCGGTTTTCTAATCAGGAAGTAACGGGCGTCAAATGGGCTTTCCATCTCTTCTTCGCCAGTATAGAGGTCCATGGCGTAGCCGCCGGTGATGTTCAACTGAGCAAGGCCGGGGATGCCTGCTGCATAACCGGCGGTCATCATGGCGTGTTTCATGAACTTATCTGCCTCGCCCTCGCCCGCAAGCAGCTTCGCCCCAGTGTCGCCAGTTATTACAAGTTCCTTGCCAACGGAAAGTAGCGGTGAACCTTCAAATCTGTGGCCGGTATCCAAGGAACTGGCGACTTCTCTTGCAACCGGAATTCCCGCGAACAGGTAAGCAATGGATTTGCCAGCCGCCCATTCTGCGTAACATCCATCGTCATCCTCTTCGCATTTAGGGAACCTACCGGCGAGAAGTTCAGAAAGCGTGGCCGCCATAATGACAAGCGTGAACGTTCTCAACCCCGCGTCGAGTTTACGGTGAGCTTTCAATACCTCGTTTTCGCTTTTAGCATCTCTGAGTATTGAGGTTAGTCGTCCGTGATATGTGGCAAAGTAGCTGAAGAACAAAGTCACGAATTGCAACGACGCGGCACGTTGAGCGGCGTTAAGGTCTTTCACTCCCCCAGAGCCAAGAGAAAGACGAACGATCTTGTCAGCATGTGCAACCGCTTCGGTTTCAGTAAGCTCTTGGTCTATGGCCCAACGATAAGCCCCTGTCCAGGTCGGGATGGCGATTGACATATCCATATAACCGATGTGCTTCATTGACAGCAGTCGGATGAAGTCCATGATTCCTTGCTTTCCTATCGCCCGTTCAAAATTTTCCCTAATGTTTCTATCAAAGCTGTTGACGCGATTATTCATCTGCTCCGATTTGCTGAACACGAATTTTGCAGACTGGAACGGATGGCGGGTAAATTCGCCGACTCCTTTTCTGAGATACCCGACTCCCATCACTTGGTTTTCTGCGCTGCGCTGACGGAATATCTCCATGGATGCGGTGATACCGGCAAGCTGCGCCGACGCTGTTGTGTACTTAAAGCCCATTGCGACAAGCGATATATTGCGGCGAAGTTTCCCAAGCCACTTACCCCACCACCTTGCCCCAACATCATCGGTAACGGCTCGACCGTTGGCGACAGCGTGCGCCCAACTGGTGAACTGGTTGTAAGCATCCACGCCGAGTTTGTCTTTGATGATCCCTTGAACTTTACGGTTGCTCAAAAGCTTCCAAGCATCACGAAGCGCTTTCTTGTGGCTGATCAGGTGGGAAACTTCGGATAGGTGCTGTGGGATGATAGACAGCCCACCAGTCAACAGTATTTGTCCAGCCGCGCCAGTGATGCGCTTCTTTGTGAAACCATCGGCTACCTTGGGCCTAAAGAATCCCGTCTGCCCTTCGACGGCTCCGGCTTTTGCTTCGGCCTGCTTTAGTCCTGCGGCTGAGGAGCGGGGATCATAGATAACCGGGAAGTACCCGCCCTTTAATTGCTGGCCCGACGGAGTGGTAAAGGGGCGCGGCTCAACTCCCTTCGGAGCTATCCCGGTAATGCTGCGCTCAACTTCAACGATCTGCGGCCACAACTCCCCGATGGCATCCCATATTCCCTGAACGGCTTCCCACTCTTTAGCGGTTAGATGGCTGACGATTTCTCGAACCTGGTCATCAGTCCAGCCATAACCATCTTTCAGCTTAAACTCATTTGACTCATTCCCGAAATTCAGCGCCATGGTCATTATCGCTTCGACGCTTAACGACTGGCTCTTGCCGTCGATCTTCGGCAGGCTCTTTATCTCGTACTGCTGCATCAGGCGTTTGCCATCAAGGCCATCTAGCATTTCGACTATCTTGTAAAGGGCGTTGGCGTCTATCTTGTTTCTAGCGTTTTCGGCTTGGGCCATTGGCTCGAAGATGTACTTTGCAAATGGGCCATTCGGTATCCCACCGTCCAGAAACTGCGCCAGCTGCTCAACCTTCACCAGTGGTGCATTGAACCCACGCATCGTCTCCCCGGCCTTCTGGAGCATCGAGAGAGTGGCTTTGTCTATCGGGTTGGGGACTCCTTTCGGAATGGCCTTGTCTGCTACCGTCTCCATCTCGTTAATGGCATCTTCGAGGGCTATCCGCTCTTCGCCTGCGATCAGCTCTTTCTTGTTCCGGCCAACTGCCGCCAACATGCGGACAGTCTCATACAGCCCTTCAAGCTCTTCGATGGTCAGCTCTTTGTAACTCTTCTTGTCGGTCAGCACCCATTCTGGAATGTCGGTGAATTCGGTTATCTCGCCATCCTCTGCCAGTTGGCGGACGTGCTCCTTGAGGTCAATGTCTTTGAGCGTGACGGATTTTCTAAGGTCATATCTCCCTAGTAGCTCAACGATGGCTTCCTGCTCGTCGGGGTCGATGCGCTTCAGGTATTCCGGTTTCTCGAACTTCTTGAAGTAGGCAAGGGCCTTCTCGTTGTTCTGTTGGGCTTCGATAGCAGCGCGGTACAGGCGGCCACTTAGCAGCTGGTCGCGCTTGGCTTGGGCGGCAAGTTCAGAAGCGGGTCTTCCGCCGCGCTCCTTTATGCGCTCTTCTGCCCTAGTTTTTGCTTCGGTCGCTTTTGCTATGGCGTCTTCTTCAGACAGGCCTTTTTTAATCTTCGCCGTGTAAACGGTTTTGTATGCCGTTTCCGGCTCTTTCAGTGACTTGTAAGCGTTTCGCGCATTCCTTGCTGCTCGACTTGCCGCCGCCAGGTATTGCAACGGCTTCAGATCGCGAACCTTCATCTTGGCGATACGTTCGCGGGCGTACTCGTCAGAAGCCTTGAGCAACATCTTCAGGTTGCCGACCTTCTTGTCCAGCTTGGCCAGCTCAGTGGCTACCATTCTGGTATGCGCTTCGTTGTGAATGGCGTCGTTGGCCGCGTCTTCGATGGCTTGTGGGTCAGAAAGGTCGGCGTGTTCTTCCAGCATTCGCTGGTCTGTGATGGATTCGATCAAGGTATCCATCTTCTCGGCTTCGAGCAGTGCGTTTACCAGCGCATCACCAGACGAGAAGCCAAACCATTCGGCAACGGCATCGGGATCAAGCCCGCCCTTCTCAGTGCGCCAGCCATAGCGCCCTGTTGGCATGTACCGCCACTTGGCGGCAGGGGCGTCACCGTATTGAGCCTTGAGCGCCTCACTAGAGAGTTTGGTGGTGGTTAATCCTGCCTCGGTAATTCCTCTCCGTGCATCGCGGTTAAGCCCTTTCAAGTCGGCCAGTTCGCCATGAGACAAGAACCGCATGGCTTGGTATACGGGGCGGTTTCTTACCTCTGCATCTACTTCGGCCTTAACTCCGGCGCGAACCTCCTTACCGGCCGCCTGAAGGCGCTTCATCTCTTTGCTCTTGGCGTTGTCCAGCCACTTCAAGTCTCGAAGGCTGCGGCGCTCCAGCTTTTCAACCGCGTCATCGGTCTGGGCGGTAACGGTGTCTTGGTACTTCTGCCACTCTTCTTCGTTGGTGAATTCTTCTCTGGTAAAGAGTGGAATGAACGATCTTGCTTTCTGAGTGGCTGCAATCTGCTCATCTGAGGCAAGCATCCGATCAAACACGCTGCGAACCTCGGGGGTGATCTTCTCGGGGGAGAGATAGTCTTTGATGTTCTGGTAGACTTGATTCAGCCATGCCCGGTAAGTTCTGAACAGGGACTTCATCCCTTCGCTTGGGGCTTTGCCCTCAAACAGATAAACCTCAAACGCTTCCGCTACCTTCTCATGCCCGGCGCGGCGCTCTTCGATGGACATTGAATTCCACTTGTCGAGCGATTCAACACCAACAAACGAAAGCAAAGCAGCCATGTCGGCCTTCACTTTTTCCGGGGCATCCGGGCGGCTGGATATGTCTTTGTAGACTTCGAAGAAGAAGTGCCCAGTCTCATGCAGGACGGTTGATAGATCAGCGCCTTCAAATAGTGATATGACCGATGGTGCTTGAGTGATGTCTTCGGCCATGGAAATTTGGCCACGGCGCTGCTGACGAAGAATGTTAGGGTCTTCTGGGGAGAAGGTGCCGATGTTGTCTGTTGACTTAATCTGCTTAATATCCAAAACGGCGAGTGACGAAGATCTATCGCTTTCGGCAAAATAAATTCCATCGTATGGAATCGCATTACCGTCTAACCATTTCCTTAATTGTGGCTCCATCGTCCAAAACGGAAGCGCCCCACGATCTGATCCAGCGGTTGCGTATGATGGAGCACTTGTCTCATCAAGAAATCTGTTCCATAAACGGATACCTTCATTCCTTGATGCCTCAAATGGTTTTTCGGCTTTAACGTAGATAGAGAAAACTTTTCCGCCACGGCCATATAATTCCGCGAACTCTTTTTCCTCAGTGGTAAAGATTAACGCTTGATCACTAAATGCTTCAGCGTTTTCGTGCATGCTTCCGCGATACATAACCAATGGCCTGCCCTGATCATCCACCACACGACTATCAGCAAACCACTTCCAAAAGTTCCGCAGCGCCTCTTCCGTCTGCGCAATAGGCTGGCCCTTGCTGTTCGTCGTCGGGCGCTCTACGCCGTTGATGGTGATTGTTGGGGAGATGAATTTCTCCCCGGTTTTCTGATATAGCGTTCCACCCGCCACCGTTTCCCCGGGAGGAGGGGTCGGTTCGGCGGATGGCGGGGGAACTCTGAATTGAAGGCCGTAGCGTTCATAGACTTCGTGGGGCATGATTCCCAGTTCTTTGCCCATGACGATGGAGAAGGCCCGATGTAATTCGGCTTTCTGAGCGGCGGCGCGTTCGTCAAACTTTCCGGTACTGGTGATCTGCTGGGTAATCTGGTCCCGTACCTGATCGGCGCTGGCGATTATTGGGTCACGCTCTTCTGTCTCTGCGAGAATTTCGTCAGCGCGGGCCTGAAGCTTTTGGCCATACTCCTGCTCAAACTTTTCGGCTTGAGCTGGTGTCGGGTCGTCGGGGTCGGTGCGGATGTGCTTGGAAAGCGCTGCGTGATGTTCGGTAGCGGCGATCTTTGAGGCGTAATCCCCCATGGTCATTCTGAGATCACCACCAGAAGCCACGGCTTCATCGAACTGTTCGGCTACTCCCGGAATTTCGCTGGCCACTTGGCGCGGATCAACCCCCAGCTCTTGGAAGTATTTAGCGAACTCGCGGGCCTCGATGTAGACCTCTGGGGTTTCCATTCCATCAACGAATCGTTTCAGGTCTTCGGGGGAACGCTTTCCTAGTTTCCCTTCTTTGGCGGCTTGGCCTACCTGCTCCATCATCGCAGCAGTGGCTTGTGCCTGTCTTGCGGCGGCGGCGTCTCGCACGATGTTAGCGGCACCTGGATCGGACAATGCAGCAGTGGCAATATCAACAGGCGCGGTAGTGAACTCACCAAAGAATTCGAGCATCTGTTCTGCAAGACTGATATTTTCTCCAACTGCTGCCGCAGAGGCGGTGGCACCAGCAGCACCAGCTACACCCTGCTTCACGGCTTCGGCGGCAACTGTTCCCGCCTTCTTCAAGCGGGTAGTACCAACCGGTACAGGGGCAAAGGCAAATGCCGCATTCACCGCGCCTTCGACAACTGATTTGATACTCGCCCTACCGGCAGCGGCTTCTGGTGTTAGCCCTCTACTAATACCTTCGGCCATCTCTCCGCCAAAAGTCATTCCAGCATTAGTCCCAAATTGAAGTGCCGCCATAGGAACGGTGGCGGCTACATAGCGTTTCACTGCTTCATTAGTGAGTCTGTCGGTTACCGCCTTTCGGATGGGGGAAACAGCAAAACCGGCGGGGACTCCAAAGGCCGTCAATGGTGCTACCTGTTCGGCAAAGAGAACACCAAGAACACTAGGATTCTGCGCGAGATATGCCATGCCCTCGCCAATGCCACCCATGGTGGTGGGCTGCTGTTCGACGACGGAGGCAAATTCCTTCATCTTCGGGTCTTGGGGAATTGCACCATACGACTTGGCAGCAATCGACAACCCACCCGCTCCACGACCTACCTGAATCTTCTCTTGAGCCTTAGCCCATTGCTCATCGGTCATGCTCTTGGGTTTAGGCAAGGTCATGCTGCCAATGTCACTCAACGTCTTGTCGATGAAGTACCCCATCGCCTCGGCGGTAACCCCGACGTTGGTCGCCCCGCGCTTCAGACCGTTACCAATCCGCTCCCAGAAAGAAAGGTTATCAACGTCATCATGGGCGATCTTGGCGAATTCTGGATCGGCAAAGGCTTTTTTTGTGTACTCGGTATCCTGTAGCTTCTGGAGGATGTTGCTCTGTTTGGCGAGGTCAACAACTTGCGGCTGACGCTCTGCAACATCCATCGGAACGCCGACGGTCAAAGCGCCCAACTTGGTTCGTGCCGCTTCGTCAGGGTTTGATTTCAGCGCATTATTGACGGACGTGCGAAGACGGGCATCTTCCATCGAGACAAGGGATTGGTGGGCTTCTTCAAGCCAGTTGCGGCTTTCGGGCAACGCAGCTGGCTTTGCCGTAAGATTTGTCGCCGCTTGTTCTAGCCATGCCTCGGCCATTATTTACCACCCATGTATTCGTAGAGCTTTTTGATATTAGCGTCTGTCACCGGCTGGCCGGACTTCTTAACGGCTGCGGCAAGATCATCAATCATGTCTGTCGGGACACCCTCTATTTGAGTTTTTACGGCTGGACGTTCGCCTGAGAAGAACCACGCACCTGGATCGCTAACAACCTTTATCGTTAACCTGTCCACAATATCAGAAATGTCTTTATCGGTTGGCGCTTTTCCGGTTTGCGTTTGGAATGCTGTCATTTCTTGTTCTACTCTACCGTAGAACTCTCTTACTTTGTCGCCGCTGCTTCCTGATTTTGTGAGGTCTTTTGGGTCGAGACCGGCGGCACTAGCTCCCTGTTGAAGTATCTGGGTTTTCGTTCTTGCAAGCTGAACGGCTTCTGGCTTCGTCTGCATCTGCATGAGTTCGTGAAGCCGGGTATCTTCAATGATTCCAACGTAGGCATCCAGCGGTTCACGCTTAAATCCGACCGGGTCGGATATTGCTGCTTGGCGGAGCTTGTAATAAATGGCCGCCGATTTTGCGGAGTCTGGTTTTATTTCTCGATTGTTGATGGTCGAGATCAGCCCAAGCGCCCGTATCTGATCGTCCCCCTTCAGCTTGTTCCATACGGTGTCTTTGATGGAGTCGCGATTCGCGCCCGCCGCAATCTGTTTTGATACCATTTCCCATGCGGCATCGTGGCCTTCGTTTTTGGCCTTTTCGATTTCCGTGTAACGCTGGTTTAGGCGCTGAACTACTTGGTCCTGCTGCTCCCCAGTGTAACGGGTTCTGGCTTCTCTCTTGGCGTCTTGTTCCGACAACCCAAGGCCCATTATCTCTTCGGCTCCGCGCTGCGCTACGATGCGATCACCGCTCGTCTTGATAAGCTTTTCCATGGCGTCGGCGGTATCAACGTCAATTTCTTTTCGATGAGTCGTGAGCCAGAGTTTTGCATACTCCGGGTTGTTTGAGTCAACCGCCTGCTCGATTGTGGCACGATGGATCTTGCTGGCCTGCTGCATGTAGGCGACATCTTTCGCTTCGCCGGTGATACCGTTGGAATCGGCGTAGGTATTCACCGCGCCCTTTACTCTGGCCAAGGATGCAAGCACGTCACTTGGACTATTCCACTTCATGGCGGCGATGTTGGCTTCAACGGAACTTGTCGCTTTCAGCTGCTGGTCTTGATAAACGCCTTCTTCTTTCTGGACGTGGGCAAGGATGTCTTGTTGAAAGGCTAGTCTGTCTATATCGGTTCGCTGTTTCAGTAGCTGGCGCTGATCTTCATCGTCGAGACTGGCAGCGATTTCAGACACGGCGTCATCATAGGATTTCGTCCAGTCTTTCAGAATGGGGCGCTGAACGGCATCTCCGCTTTGCAATCTTGTGAATCCGTTGCCACCAGTTGTTTCGTCACCTATTGTTAAATCCAGTCGCTTTTGGCGCACTTTATTAAATGCGTCTTCGACCTTGAGCTTTCCGATTCGCGCCTTCTCTTGCTCAAAGGCGGCGTGAATCTCACTGGCTCCGCTGGCGATATCTTGGCCAAGTCCAGCAATAGCTCCGCTCATCCGATCTTGCGGGGCGCTTACAATCCCTCCGCGAGATACCGGAATCGGTAGGACTTGGGCTTCTCCTGGGAGTTTTGGCATTATTGTTTCATTCCGAACTTGGAATACATCGAAGCGCCACCACCGATAACAGTTCCCAGCGCTTGGATTTGACTGGCTTTTTTAGCTTCTTCTCCTCCGGCACGAGTAACATCGGCCTGAGTTCTAAGCTGTTCGGCTTCCGTCTTTCCTTCGTACAATGAAACCATTTTTCGATAGTTGGTTTCTGCTGCAAGATTTCCCATTAGATTTACAATGGTAGGATCAGAGGCACCACCTCCAGACGATGCTGCAATAGCCAAAGCACGAGATTGTTGGAGTTGTCCTTGACGCTCTTCTTCAAGTGCTGAACGCTGGCTTGTGGCAAGAGTCTGCCCAGCCTTTTTCTCCAGTTGAGCAGCTTCAAAATCGGCGGATTCCTTAGCTTTTCTACCGGCGCGAAGCTGACCGTACCCCTGAAGGGCTGTACCTGCGGCCATGGCCGCCATAGTTAGGGTTGCTGGATCAGCCATAAATCACCCTTGATGTTGACGAATCCAAGATGCGCAAGGAATCTGGGGGCGGCTTCAATCTTCATGTCACAGTTGGCAAAAATGGGCCCTTCGATTTTACCAAGAAACTCCCTTACCGATTTAAGGAGAATCTTAGGGTTTGATCTCATGCGATCTGACAGACGCAAAAACGCAACAGTGTTTCCGCATGACTTGTAAATTCCACCAATACCTATCACTTGATCGTCTTCAACCGCCGAAACAGCCCTTACCGTTACTCCGTGAGTAGCGCCGTACATGGCCTTAATGTGTTCTGCTGTGGCTGGAACTACCTTGATCATCGCGCCACCTTGATGTCTGGGATTGCCGCCATAACAGTGCACGGGCGAGGGGCTTGCGCCTGTAGGCAGATTCTCGAATCGACCGCCCATCTGCCGGGAAACTCGATAGCGGTCTCTGCGTAAGTGGTGTGAATTGTACCAGACGTAACCAGTTTCCCGGATTCAATATCAGGCATGGAATCGAGCGTTGAGAAGTCCGGGCCAAATCTTAACCCCTTGGCGTGAGTGTTCGCCAATATCAAACCGATCTTGGCAACGCGCTTGTCCTGATCGAAGGCTTCGACGACTGCGTCCGCCTGGCTGGCAAGTTTTGAACTCTTCCACTGTGCGGTATAGGGCAAGCCAACTACAACGTTCGTATAGGCCGCAGGAAGAACTATCTGCCCGCCGCTTACCGTATATGTCTGCGCGTAGCTGCTCGTTGTGCCGAGGTCTGCACCGTTGGCCCAAACAACCACGGACTTGCCTTCAAGGTGAGACAATCCAGTAATGGTAGTCGTCGCCGCTCCGGTGTAGGTGATGAAACTATCGGCCTGTTTATTTAGAACTCCGCCCGCGCACTCGGTATCAAGAGCCCATTTCTCTAAGTACCGAACCGTCGAACCGCTGATAGTGCGTCTTACAACATAATAAACGCGATCTTCCGCCCCTGTTCCAGGAAGAACAACAACATCTTCAATAAAACCGTCTGTCGTTATATCAACCCACGCTAAAACATCTTCGGCACGATCAAAAACAGCAAGTGCCACGGTGCCATCAGAACGGACACAATGAATACGCGTATCCGGTTGGCGTTGTGCTGCCATCCGTATAATACCTGGACTCCCTATTTCTGGAATAAGAGTTGTTATATCTACCGATCCATAGTCATACGAATTTCCATCAAAAGAAAGTTCATAAATTCTGCTTCCACCGCGTTGTACATATATACCATGTTGATCTATTTGAATAGCATCAACGGTAGCAGAACCTTGTGTAGATGAAGGTCTTATTGCAAATGCAGTTGGAGTTAATGGTTCATCAAGAGAGGAGGCGCGGCATGAATATTCTGCCGCCTGGCCTCCGATTATTAATCGTTGAAGAGATAGCAACCAATTAACGCTATCAACAGTTTTTCCGCCAATAGTTCTATTTATTGGGCCTGCATCACCAATATAATCAGGATCGAATCCATAGTAATCATCTGATATTGATCCTACGATTCTTTCCTTCCCTGCCCACCACAATCGACCATCATGAAACGCTACAGATGACGGCCATCCTCTCCTAGAGGACCATAATCCCTCGGCCCATGTATTCGTCGCAGAATAATTACCGAGAGTTTTAACGACAATCCCAGTAACCGAAGTGGTAGAACCATACGCCGTAACCATTACAACGCCGGTCTTGCTTCCAGTTCCTACACTTAACTCCACTGATGAAGAACCCGAGAAATAGTTACCAGCTTTAACTCCGATTCTGTACCAGACGATCTGATTCGTTAAAGCATCGTTGTAATTCTCTGACGCATCGGAAATCCATGTCTTGCCCGAAACATCTGACCATGGACCAAATTCTGAATCATAAGATATTTGCAATGTTTTTGTTGCTGCTCTAATTCCTATCTTTCCTCCAGATGTATACGCATGAACAAATGTAGACCCTTGTAGATCTAATGTATCGTTTGTTATTTTTGTGATAACCCATGTTCCATTCGCTTCAGTAGTTCCTCCGACGTCTGAAACAACGGCTGTATCGCCAGTAGTCCTTCCGTGTGAAATTGCAGTAATCCGTATTAGCCCAACACCATTATTGGCAGCTCCGGTTACATTGACTCTGTTTGGCGCATCCAGTGCAGAGATTGAAATTATTCTTGAATCTCCGGTCCCCGTAACTTGAATTGCGTCTGTAAAAAAATCCCCTGTCGCTATGATCTCTCTAACAGTCTGCCCAATTGATGAAATCCTAAATAATGAGCCGACGTTTGTTGATTTGAAATATGGTTTTGACGATCCAAGCGTAACACTACCCGATACGAAGCTGGGTATAAGAGTTATTGGTGAAGTGTTCTCGATTAGAAAAGGCCCATCATCTGGAAGATAATCAACGATTGACCATGATGTCGATGATCTCCTTTCTATCTTTTGTTGGCGATAGTTTTCTCCGGCAACAAATATAATGTCTCCGGATTGATCAAAACTTAATCCAGAAAGTTCGGTCTCCGACCACGGAGTAGATATAGTCATTATTCCAGACGATTCGATCTGGCACGACTCTACTGTTACTGGGATTTTCAGGTTATTCATGAACCTGATGTTAAAATTTCCCGTAGGCGTAAACGAAAGAGAATGATAACCGGTTCCTAGCTGCGTTTCTGATATATAATCATCGCCACCAGTGGTTGACCCAACTTTTAATATTACAGGTCCGAAAGTTATTCTTATTCTAAGAGCATGAGCAACTCCTCGATCAGCGATTGAGACGGAAACGGTTTGATCACGAATTGCATAATTATTGTTGTTTCCGGTAAGTCTCATTCCAGACGACCATTCTGATAATGCCCCGGCCTCGTCGTTATCTGTCCAATTATTTAATGGATTACTCATTCCTCCGTTAAGAACGGAAGTAGACACGGATGGTCTAGTTATCAATGAATCACTAACGACGACTCGCATTAAATACGAAGTTAATTCAATAAGCGCCACATCGTTTGTAGAAAATACAAATCTCAAATAACGGGCGGCAGAATTGTTGTGCGTCGAGTGAAGATATTGCATCCCTGGACGTAATGACATCGGCCCCATGATTCTAGGAATCCAATTCGTCATTGTCTCAGCAGATAAGGAGACTCGCTTCTGATCCGTTCGGGCGAGTGATAGAGAAGACACTTTTCCACGGTTGAAGCTATAAAGCGCCTGCTTCATCCTATAAGGCTCCCGCCACGATTGCCTCCATCTCGCTTGCCTGGGTATCTTTGCCTTGCAATAGACCAAGAACCTTGGGCTGGAAAACTTGTAGGTAGTGCCATAGCAGCACGGTTTCTCGCAGTCTTTAGATGTGTTTCTCTAAGAGCCAATGAGGCTCTAAGCATGTCAGAACCGCCAATCTTCATTGAAACCTTAGCGGCTAGATGAGCTGCAACAAAATCACAGAACGAGATGGGCCAAGCATTAAGATTACCTCCATAACTGGCATCATTCGAGACATAGCGGACATAGATAATCTCTTCATCTGCATACCACAAACCGGCCTCGTCTGAATATTGTGTTAACGGAACCCTGAAATATTCATCAGAACAAAGTGCGGAGGTAAGTATCCAGTCAGAGGGCTTTGTAAACACCCGTCTATAACCAAAGCCTGGGGCATAGCCAGGGTCATAATCAATCTGAACAGTGCGCATAGCAAAGTGCCACTGTGCTTGTTCTAGGCAGTTGTCTACAGCACCGCCGTCATAGGCAGTGTCAAGAAGATGGCGCGGCTCTCTATCCTCGGTCAATGAAGATAAAGCGCGCTCACCAATCATGGTGAGCGCCTCGTTGTAGAGCCTTAGCTTTGTGGTTCCCACTTACGCGACACGGCGCTCATGGTCATTCATCCATGCAACCGCCTCATCCTTGGTTTCGCATCCTTCCTTGAGTACGGTCTTGTCCTTGGTGCGGAGGATGGTCCATTTGCGGTGAGGCCCCATGAATTTCACTTCGTGCTGCGGGGTTTTGGACATTGCTTCGGTTGCATTGGTCAATTTGTGATGAGCCAGAACATTGACCTTTGCCCATGTGCGTTCACAACCAATTACAACGCACTCAGCTAGCCAAGTACCATCGTCGGCGCGGACCTCAATACGGTCGTATGGCTTCAGTTGTGCGGCCATGAGCGACCAGAACGTGGGATCTTTCAGGTCGTCAACAACGCAACCTTCCGGCGCGTTTGCAACCCAATCCTGTCGGTCGTATTCGGCAAGGCGCATACGGCCCGGACCTATCACTACCGAACGTTTCTCTTCTTTATTTGCTTCTTCTGCCATGATCTCTCCTCCTGACAGTTACAAAAGCGGCGAGGAATTCCCCGCCGCAATATCACATTAGTTAAATGTGGATGTAACCAAGCTTCCGGTGGACAAGCTGGCACCAGAGGTACTGACGCCAGTAATTGCCCCGTAGAACGTGGTAACGCTTGAACCCGCAGAGCTGAACTGAACGCCCATCACCATGTCACCGGGGCGCATACCCAGGTAATAGCCGTCTGAGAAGAAGTTCGATGCCGTGAGGTCGGTTGTTAGATTGGTTGATGCGTAATACCAAACGGAACCCCCCTGATTGTTGGGCGAGTTTGGTGCCGTGGACAGTCCAGTAGTTGCACCAGCGACGCCATAGAGCGCACCGCCCGCAATGCAACGCGGAGGATTGGCCAATGTTGATGATGCTGTAGAGCCTGAGTAAGCCATTTGTGTTTCTCCTTAAAACTTGTTTGATTTCGACAGGTTATATTTGCCGTCAATAATCTGAAGGTTGTAGTGAACATGGAGACCGCAAACCATGCGCCCTTGAAGCGGAACGATATGATCAACATGGGCATTGATTCCCTTGCTGCGATATTCCGCAACCATCTCATAGGCTCGATCAATCTTTCCATGATCTGCCCACGCGGGAGTAGCGCAAAGTTTTCTCGATCTGCGCCTAGCCTGTTTAGCTGAGCTGGCCGCCGGATTTTCTTTTGCCCACTTGATGTTCTTTTCCCGAATCTGTTCCCTGTGCGTTGCAGCATAACGACGGTTTCTCTCATTAGCCTTTTCGCGATTACGCTTCTGCTCTGCCAGCTTTAACACCTTTACAAATTCGGGGTTTGCTTTACGCCAAGCTAATTTATCAAGCCGTGCGCACTCACAACATGCTCCACTGACGCGACGCATCGCAACATGCCCATGCGGACAAGGTTTTCCGGTGTAGTACCGATTCAACCCTGCCGCGAGAGCCTGTTGTCTTGTCATCGTTTCCATGTTTTTCATTCTTAAATCACTTCGTCATTTCATAACTAATTGATTATCAAGCATAAGCTGACCCATCAGCAGTTATCGAAACTATGCCAGTGTTTTGCAACAGCTTCGCGCCCATGTAAGCGCTTGCACGCGCCCATGAATAATCCTGCTCCTCATCGTAGCCGATGGGGGTTTGCAGACCCGCGGAGTCCATGGCGTGACCGATAGCTGACTTGTGATAAAGGAACGACTTCTCGGAAGAAGTACCTTTACCTGGCAGATTGGGATGAGCAATCACAAGGCAGTTTCTCCAGCGATACATCATCGGCTGATCGCGCCAGCTGGCGTTATCGTTACCATTGCCGTATGGCATGTGTGAAGTGTAAACGGCGGTCTTGGTGAACTCTGGGGCCTGTTCCAGGTACGCGAGGAAGGCGGGCTGACACAGAAGTGTCATGTTGCTATCCCATGGAACGGAAGCGTTCTGGAGCTTGACGATACCATTCTGGAACAAACTGACCGATGGAATGGTTGTCGAACTGCCGATTGTCACCGTACCAGTGTTGAGTTCGGTGATGATCTGGTCATCAATCTTGCGGTTCAGAACAGCCATAGTGGTCATCTGCATGATGGCACGCTGGTTGCCCTGAGACGCAAAAACATTGAAACCAGTCTTGCGCACGAGGTCATGCCATTCTTGCAGGGTGCAGGTATTCTGGGTGTTGTTGTCAGCGCGGGCTGGAATCTGGCCGTTGACGCCACGGGTTACAGCAGCGGCGCTGTTGGAACCGGCTACCAGGAATACTGCCTGATTGCCCTTGGTGGTTGCGTCGGTGATAACTGTTTCGCGCAGCAAAGACTGGTGCTGCTCGAACGCCTGAATGAATTCCTGGCGGTATTGAATCTGGAAAGCGGTATCCATTTGGTTTCTCCTGAACGATGAAGTAGTACCATCGCCACGGGATAGCCGTCAGATCATGTAACCAGGGTGGCCCATACGGGGGCTGGATTCGACCTTTCGGGGCCGAGCTACTGGTGGTTGCATTACTATATTAGTGATATGTCAATTCAAAATCTTGAAATAATGATTTTGGTGGCATACAATTGAGTTGTCCTATTACCTGGGACTGGTAAGGCGCGGCAGTTGTTTGATGTTGCCGCGCCTTTTTAATGCGCCTGTAGCTTAACTGGATAGAGCACCGGAATTCTACTCCGGTGGTTGGTGGTTCGAAGCCATCCGGGCGCACCACTTACGCACGCTGCTGCATCTTTCCTCTCGCCTCAAGCAGCTGCCTGTATTCCGCCTGCATCTTCTCGTCCTTGTTGTAAGCCGCTCGATTGGTGCGCATTACGCCCTCGATCTTGGCAATGGCTTCTTCCACTCCCTTCATCGGGTCAGCACCATTCGCCGGAACCAGCGTACCAGCCGGATTAATCTCAAGAGCCAGCGCCGCCATCCCACGGAGAATATCTGGATGGTTGAAGATCGCTGTGCCGTCGGCAAGACGCCCGGCCTTGAATGCCTCGCGCACTCCTTCTGGGAACTTCGCCAGAACGCCCTCAATCATATTAACGTTACGCCGGAACCCTGCGCCCCATTCCTCATTCAGAACATCAAGCGTCTGGGTTCTCTCGTTTTCGTCGCGCTCCGCCCGTTCATTGGCCTGGCGCTCCTGCTCTTGGTAGTACCATTCGACGGCTGATTTAACATGCTCTGGCGTCATGTTCTTTTCATGGGCAGCTTTCAGGAATCCGTCAATGATGGGCTTGTCGTCATCCCCAATCACCAGTCCAGAATCAAACGTCAGGTCATACTTGTCTGGGGTTTCTGGGATGCCGTTGTCTTTTCGCCACTGGGACAGTTCTTCGGGCTTGGCGTCTTTCGGGAGTGCCGGTTTCAGTTCACCGGAACGAATGCGATTCTGAGCGGCAACGAGCGCCTCAAAGGCTGCTTCTGGAGAAGCATAGCGCTGGGCCAGCTTTATCAGCTTTTCATCGCCCTTGGCTACCTTATTCTGCCAGTCTTCCGGCCAGTAACCTTTAGCTGGCTCTGTTTTTGGCGATTCTGTTGGAGTACCTGTTGCCATTGTCGCTGGCGTTTCTGTTGCTGCTGGAGCTGCCCCACCTTCTGGTACGCCACCATCACCAGTGCCGTCACCGGCCTCGTTGTGATATTTCATGAACCAATTACGATACTTCATTCCTCTCTCCTCCTCATGGAACTGATATTGACGCGCAACATCTTGACGATGCTGTTTCCTACAAATCTTCGACCTTCTGCAAAATCGGAGTTTCGACGGCCTTCTTCACCACCAGGGTAAAACGACTGGTCATACGTTCCCGCCGCCCGCTCGATGATCCACTTCAGTACTCGTTTCTGCTGTTCTGGCTCTGCAACGCCTTCGGCCATGGCCTGAATCGCGGCGGCGTCTGCTACCTCGTACTCAACTGGGAGCCATGGGCTTATCTGTTCTTTCTTTGCCATGTGTTATATCTGCGTCTGTGCCATGTCTTTCTGCGCTCCGGCCAAGTCTCTAGCCACAGTTGCGCCCTGCTGCATGGCGGATAGTATCTGTGCCGATTGTTGCTGCTGCTGGTCCTGCTCTATCATCTTGGAAACTTCCGCTTCGGTATTTAACCAGCCAGCCGGAACCCCGACACCTGACAGTGCATCTCTCAATGCCGTCCCCGCCTTAACAACATGACGAGTCGAAGGATCAAGGGCTATGGCATCAGCAAGCAACGCCTTGGCCTCCAGCCACTTCTGGCCCTTCTGCTGATCAATTACGTCGTTGAGCGGGCTTTCAAACTGGAACTCGATCTCCATTCCACGCATTGCTGAAGGCCAATCTAGCGGAGAACCAAAGGCCCCGTGACGCATCATCAGGTTAAAGGTCTCCTCGCAGAGCGCGGCATTGTACTCCTGCTCCATCGGCTCGAAGATGGGTAGAGCGTTGCGGATGTACTCTTGAACAATTTGCCCAGCTTGGAACGCTGTCATTTGCGGATCGGATGTAGGATTAAACGGAGTGAGCTTATTGAGGAAAAATGCTTCCTTGATCATCATACGGGTATCTTGGAGCATTTGCATTCCGTAGTTGATCCCACGGAAATCTTGGGAAATTGGGCGCAGAACTTCGCCAAGACGTTCGTCATACTCCTGATCAACCCATGTAATGCCACCAGCATAAGCGGCAACATCTGAGCGGATGGCGTCGGCGGTTGCTATCAACGGTGGTCTAGCGGCCTTCTCCCCGACTTCCAGCATGGTGAATGCCATGGCCTGTATCAGGCGGGCATCTGGCAAAGCGGCGACTACGGCAGGTGAATATGCGTACTGCGATCCAATGAGGCTCCACCTTGGGATGATGTAATGCTTTCCCCAAATAGGCGTTGCTTCAATGACCACGCTGTATTTCTGGTCCCACCAGATCGACCATCGTGGTCGACCTTTTGGGTTTTCGTCGTACATCTCCGCATCCATAACCATGTGCATGACTTCGTGTTCATCAAACGGTTTATTATCAACATCTTTTTGCAATTCCGGGTGTAGCTTGTCTTTGCCGAAAGTACCGGCCAGCACTTGAAGAGTGGTTTTCCATTTACGGCAAACAAAGCCTATCTGGCCTTCCGAGTTCTCCTGCCAAGCCAAATCCCGAAGATGCCATGCCCTGAACAGCAGGCCATCGGCATTCTTGTTCGGTTCGACGCTGATGCAGGCCTGTCCAAACGCAGCGAAGTCATGATCCCCTTCTTTTGTGGCGCGGGTAAACATAGCCGCTGGATCGTACATGGCACGGCGCTGCACTTGCTCGAACCACTCCAGGTGTGCGCGTACCTCTGTGTCGTCCGCGTCCTTCTCAGAGAATTTGCGCTTGAGATGGAACCACGGGCGGGCCTTCGGCCTCAACATGGAGCCTATCTGGTTTCCAAGGTCTCGACGACAAATCACGGGAAAGGACGACATCAGGTTAGAAGCGAAGTCCGCCCCGATGGATCGAGAAACGGTAAAGTCCGCCCGTTCAGGATAGAAGTTCTCGGCAATCTCTTGATGGAGGCTGTTGAGCGGGCCCTTCTTCTGGAACAGTGTGGCCGCCAGCCCGGCCAGGTCTTTGGCGTTCATCCGAGTGTCTCGTTTTGAGTAAGGATGGTCGATGCTCTACCTTTTCTAGCCATCTGAGCAGCGATTGATTTTCGCTTTGCAAGTTTTGATGCGGCATCATTTAACATCGGCATCTCAAGAGGTTTTTCTGGAACGACCGCCGTAGACGGATTTTCTTTTCCGATTCCCATTACAGAACCAACAACCGTTTCCCCGAAAACACCGCTAACAACTTTTCCAAGATCATCGCTCATTTATATCTCCTTGCGGTGAGAGGCTCGCGGCCCGTTTGTACGTTGTTTGTTATGCCGCGCTTTTTGCGGTCGTTTGAGTGCATCCATTCCAGCGCGTGAGTTGTTTCCTTGGGGCCTGCCCACCAGGCCATTACCACGGCGTCGGCTTCGTCTGGCGAGAATCCTAACTTTGCCTTTACCCCGCCGCGCACTTTCCCGACCGTGTCATATTTAACTTTTGGCTCAACTTTTATCCCCTGATGAGATGCCTCAAATGTCGGTGCTGTCAACCCCGCCAATAGGCGATTATCAGGTGGCAATGAAATCGGCGAACCTCCCGATTGGTTTGGGTCTAGCGCCTCACGAAACAGCCAGTACGCCGCGCTACGCACGTTCGGAAATGGTAGGCTTCCATCTCTGGATCGGCGCGTAGTACCTTCACTTCCCTTATATCCAATCGTCTCTATTTCATTGTCTTTCAGATGCTCATATAGAGGGCCGCCATACCCGCCGCCAAGGTCAACCACGATCAGCGCCTGATCCCGTCGCGTGGCCAGCACCAAGCCCGCTGCATACGCTCCGGCCTTGTCTTGCGGAATATCTTTCCCTGGCGTTTTGATGAACGGAGCGTACCAACCATCATAGCGAGGAGCCTGAACCATGGGGTCATCACCACCGCCAGAACAATCAACGCCGATTGCGCACATAGGTACATTTTGTGGCGGAGTGTCAGTCCAACGAGCCATGGCGGCGCGTACCCATTCTGTTGGGATACATTGATTTGCGGCGTCCTTCATGCCTGCCGTAAATTTTCCATACAGCAACTGGGACCGCAGCGGCTCTGGCAATGACTGCAATTGGGCGCGGTATTCTGGCGTATTTCGATATGGATTATCTTCAAGGCTGGCGGGTATAAAAGTGTAGGACTTGGCTGTATAGAATTCGCCATCTACCTCGTATTCGCCAGGCCCTTCAACCCACACCATCTGCCCTTCGCCGTCTCGCGTCACATAGACTGCCCAGCGCAATTCACCGGGGCTGGCTGGATTGGGAAATTTATCATCAAGCCAAGGGGCGAACCATTTAAGCAGCCACAACCCATCCGTGGTGCGAGGAGGATTTGAACCCAACACAACGCGAGTTCGTTTGCCAGGTGGGGCGCGTAACCACGCAATGATCTGCGCAATCTGCATTTCAAGGAACTCGCCAGCCTCGTCAAATCCCATGTAGTCGCGTTCACGGCCGGCGTGATCTATCCAACTATCCGGGTCTTTCATCCCTGCGAGTTTGATGGTTTTACCATTTGGCCAGGTCCATTCCAAATCCTGACCATTGAAGCTGGCTACCGATCCAATAATCTTTTTTCCTTCTTTCTCAAGGCCGTCGGTTTGGGTTCTTTCGCGGCGAAAGATGATGCCGCTATCTGATTCATTAACGGCCCACCCTAATTCAAGATGAGTTTTGCCGCCGCCTGCCTGACCTCCGTACAGAAGCACATCGGCCCGTGACATATACGCATCGGTCTGAGGTCCGGGGTTAGGAAGCCACTTCATTTTCTTGGTGGCCTCGACGGCCTGATGAGCCAATTCAGCACGCTGCTTTTCAGGCAGTGCGCCGAGTCGGCTTATCATTTCGTCGAGAACGTTGGACACTATTCGGCCCTTACCTCATTCCCGGTCTTGCCCATCGTCGGCATGATCCAGGTCTGGGTTGTGATCCATGTATCAATCATGTACTTCAAATCATCCAATGCGCCTGCCAAGAAAGCGGATTCGTTATTAGCCTGTTGCGCCCGCTGATCTGCGGCGCTCTTTCGCGCCAGCAACTCGTTGCGCCGGGCGGTTAGTTTGACCATCATCGGGGAGTTTTCCGAAACTCCATACATATAGGCAGGCTGGAGAATATCAGACTCAGGCGGAACCGTGACCTTGATGCCGCGCTGTACTGCCAATGTGATGAAATACTGACATCCAGCACGCTGATAGCCGTACTCCTCATGAGCGGACATATCGACACCCCACATACCGATCTCAGTAACTCCTGGGGTTTCGAGAGCCATAGCCCACATCCATGAGAGAGATGAGGTGAAAAAATATGGACCGTATTTTTCCATCAGTTCATTAATCGGGATAGCCCGCGCATTCGGAATCTCAATAGGAAGATTTAGGTCCATGTGAGGCGTTTCGCCAGCCATAAATACCGGACCTTTGAATCGAGTCAGGAACTCGACGTACTCGGGGGTGAACCATGCCTGTCCAGTACCGAGATGTCCTGGAATCTGTGGTTCCCACCGATGAGCCTCAAACCATGCATGAGCATGAGGGCCTGCGTAAGCATACGCTCCAGGAGAGCACCCCCAAATCTGCCATTCTGGATCACCGTAGGGAGCCAATCGTACCGAACTTGGGGCGCTTCCAATAAGTGCTATTTTCATAAAATCCCTCCTCCAGGAATTACTATGTTGATGTTGAAAGTGTAAAACCGCTGGCTTGTGACGATGTACCACTCGTCAGGCCAATGGCCAGCCACATTGATGTGGTCATCCCTACCAGTGAAATGGCACCGCCAAGACTGGAAATTTTTACAGTCGTAAATGATGATCCGACTGTGCTGACGATTGTCTCACTGTTCGCCGTTTTTACATAAACAGGACCGTTATCAATCGGGCCGCAAATGACTTTGCTAACGCCTGGTACTGGAGGATCGAGAGTATATACCGCACTCGATGCCGCGCTAGTGCCGGGCAAATAGCTATACCCATACGGATCGACATTTGCAGATGTGGAATCATCAGTTGACGTTTCCAATCTGATGTCCTTCGGTCCGACAATAAAATCCATCGTCCCTTTCCCGCCTGTTTGCTTTGTGCTGGCCACCTGCAATCCTAGTCTTCGACCGTGGACGCTTGTGGTCATGTACAGCCATTTGTATGACATGATATTCCCCTTTATAGTTGCTGTTGCTTCGGGTTTCCGGTGCCTCCGGATCGGCCTCGCTCCTATTTATGCATTTTGCTCAGCGTTCTGGCTAGGTTCACACGTTTCTTTGTTGTGGCATTCCCATGTGAAGCAAGTTTACCTAGCACTGTTTCAGATAATGGAGCGTTGCCTTTTATGAGCTTTTCTCGCTTTGCGGTCTCGCGCAATGCTCCAGGGTGTTTAATCGCACCTTTGATCCAGTTTTTCGCCATGATTATCGACCCTCTCCAGGAGTCGCATAGATCGAACCTGTTCCAGATGACAATGAAACTGCCATGTAGGTGGCCCCCCCTGGAGTTACGACGCGTTCAACTCCAGGGGCTATCATGTAGCCAGGCGCTGCGGCTGCGGTTGTTGGGAATGTTGACGTGGCTGTCACGTCTCCAAAAACAACACTCGCCCAAGACGCGCTAGCATTGCTTATGCTGACTTGAGGGGTCGCTCCAGTGATGCCGAGAGCCATGTTCGTACTTGCGGTCGATGCGGCAATCTTGATCGTGTCGCCGCTTGCGTGGAACGCCTTGTCTGAAAAGCTCATGATTGTCTCCTAACTGAAGTATTCTTCCCAGCGCGCCGACATTGAAACGTCGCTGGCATTTGCTGATTGGGCGGTAATAGTAAATTTCTCGCCAGGCTGCAATTCGAGGTGAAAATGCCCTGCCCCCACGTCGATAGCACGGCTGTCTACCTTTGCTAGACTTATTGGGAATTCCAACTTCCCGCCGCTGAACGACGTTGACGAGGTATCTGCGGCGATGATCGAATTCGCGGTACTAACGGGGACGGCGTTATACGATGTTGAAAGTGTCGCATTTGAGTATCCCCGAAACGTCACACTTTTTACCCCATCGGTCACGAACGATAAAAATACAGCCTCGGCCTGAACGGTGTTGGGCTTGCCTTGGAATATTGAGACATTTTCAAACGTGCCGAGATATGTCTCTACTCCGGCGACTAGCGTCTTTGTCGGCAATTCTCCCGCGAATATTCGATGTCCCGCGTGAGAGTGAACGCCTGCCGTGTATCCAGCGTTCCATGATCCAGATCCAACCGTCACAGCCCCAGCGCCAGCGGTTCTCCCAGCCTCGATTGCGATGTTGAATGAGGGATTTGAGAATGAAACAGCGTCGGTTGTGTTGGTCCCATCGAATACATGGCATGTGATCCATCCGTCCCTATAACCTGAATATACCTGACAGATGATCGGAGCAACCCCCAGCCAGCCGAACATGAAACGGTATTGATTCAGTTTTGTCGGATCGAGTGTGAATTTTGAAATACCTGTGCCATCGCACTTGTCAACGTTCCATGCCGACTGGGCCACAAATTCATCGGTCGAATTATTCCGGTAAAGTATCCCGAAGGTGGTCCCGGAGCGGCCAAACATGAGTCGATCTTCTGCGGTTCTC